GAGGTAGGCGCAGCCCCTGCGTTGTTTAGCGCCTGTTGGTTGTCGTCTGACATGATGCAACTCCTTGTGGTTGTTTGCTGGCTGGTCGCTCCCGGCGGGTGTAATAAACATTAACCCATCCCAGTGGCTTATATTCACCCGGTCCCGCCGGGCGCGAACAGCACGCATGGAACAAGCCAGTATCATCCTAAAAATGCCTGTAACCTCAAAAACTTGCGCCCGTCAAGAGATACACCTACCTCTTGGCCTGGGTTTGGGGCGCCTCGGCGGGCTCGTCGTCGGCCAGGATGCACTTGCCGGCGATCTGCTCGCCCAGCTCGTTGGCGTAGGTGGCCTCGAAGATCTCCCGGCTGACAGGGTAGGGATAGCCTTGCGTGTCCAGGGCCAGATAGCCGTCGCGGCATACCAGCGGGCCCTCTTTGGTGATGCAGGCAAAGGGGCCGTCGATGCGCACGGCCAGCGTCTTGCCGGTCTTGGTCCAGATGCCCCACATGGGGATGGCACGCAGCTTTTCGGGCTCGTCGCGGCTGTAGATGGCGCTGTCGGGCACATCGAGCTCCTTGGGGTCCACGGCCAGCTCCGCCACGGGGCTGGAGCCCTCGGTGTTGCCGTAGTGGTTGGCCAGCCGGTTGACCATCACCTCCAGGTCGTAGCGCTCCTTGTTGTTGAGCCCGCTGGCCACGCTCTGGGCCATGGCGACCAGCCGGGCCACGATGCGCCGGTCCAGCTCCACGCTCTGGCGCTGGGGCTCGGCCTCGACGGCCGGTTTATAGTGGGCGTTGGCGATCTGGGTGATGATCGCCACGGTCTCTAAGATGTAGCGGGTGTCTTTTTGCATCATTTACCTCTCTTGTGTTGGTGGTCGCAGCACGGCCAGCTTGGCCCACGGGGGCACGGGCCGAGTGCGCACAAAAAAATCGACAAAGCGCCCGTTCAAGCAGGTGGTGGTCTCGTCGGTCACTGGCTGCGATGCTCACCGGTGCCCTCGACGCCCTGGGCCTGACGCTCGCGGGTGCGCTTGTGCAGGTAGCGCAGGGCCTTTTGCACATGCTCTATGGCCCGCTCGTTCTCCTCGCACGGGTGACTTCCGGCCTGGAAACATTCGAGCCGGTGGCCCACGATAGTCAAAAGGTCCTCGTTGGTGCAGCCGTTGACGCCCTCGTCGGCGATGGGACCCTTCTGGAACTTGACCTGGGCGAACACAGAGCCCAGCGGATTGGGCGGCTCTACCAGCGGCTCGACCAGATAGTAGTGAAAGGCGCCGCCAGGGCCCCGCTTGTCGCGGGCGGTTACACGGGTGTAGGCTTGGATCGGCTCTGGGGTGTTGGCGATCTCCTCGGTCATCTCATCCTCTCTTTCGGGTTGCATTGCCGGTGATTGTGTGCCTATAGTGCCAGCGGGTTGCGGTTGGACGGCAGGTGTTACGCGACCCTTCCTTCCTACCTCCATTGGCGTGGGGTTAGATTCGGAGTGAATCGCCTGCCGTCCGTCTACTCCAACATCTCGAAACGCCACGCCATCTGCTCACAATACCTCCGCATATCGGCGACCGACCGGCCGATCATCCACTTGATGATGGGCGCGGCCTCTACGATCTTGCCGTGCCGGAAGATGGCACCGGCGCAAAAGTGGGGGGCGGTGATGCGTATCATCGGCGACCCACCTTGAGCGCCGTGCGCTGTCGGTGCAGCTCGGCCAGCTTGGCCACCATGCGCTGGCTGACGATCTCGCGCTTTTGCTGCTTGCCGCCCTTTTCGCCGGGCTCCAGGGGCCGCAGCCCCTTGCGATCCATCCAGGCGCGGTAGTTGGCCCGCGTAGGGTCTCGGAGAAACTCGCGGCCCTCGCGGGTCTCATCGCCGACCACCTCTCTGACCGACTTGAGCCAGGGGGCGTCCTGGTTGCCGATGTAGGCGCTGTTGCCGCAGCTGATGATGCGCACGGCCACGGCCAGCTCGCAGGCCGGGCACGGCTTGCTCAGCTGGTCGTCGGCCTCTTCGATGCGTTCGTGGATGTGGCCGCAGGCGGCGCACTCGTAGTCGTAGACAGGCATCTTGTCTTCTCCTATGTCCCGGCCTCGCGCATGAGCTCAGCGCGGGCAAATGCCATGGCCCGCCGCCCGTCGATTTTGCCCCAATTGCGCTGGGCGCTGGCGCGGATGTAGCGGCGCAGCAGTCTTGCGCGGCTGATCTTGGGTCCGTTTTTGCCCCGGCCATGGCGGTGGCTGCCCATGCGGGTGATGTAGTCGAGCTCCATGCGCGTGGACCACGGGTTGGGGTGGTGGTAGTGGGCGTCGATGCGTTGGGTCATGGGATCTCTCCTTTCTTTTGGGGCCCTGGGCCGCACCAGGGCGTTGTTAGCGTTTGCGCTTGCGCTTTTTGCCGTGCATGCCCGGATGGACCGGGCGACTCTTGTGCTTGGCGTTGTAGATCTTGGCCGCCTTGGTCTTGGCCGCCTTGAGCGCTGCGGCGGCGCTCATGCCGTCGGCGCGGTTTTGGCGGGCGAAGTGGTCTCGCATGGCTTCGTAGGCTGCGGGCATAGCTAATCCTCCTCGTCTTCTGGGCTAAACCAGCGTATAGAAAAGAAATTTCGCCAATATCTCTCTCTGAGCAAAAACGATTCCTTCAATTCAAGCAGTGCTTTGCCAATGGGCTCTATGCGCTTTTGGATCTCAGCCCACAGCTCGTCAACCGCCTCCTGGGTAATCTCGTGAAATACAAAGCTCTTTAGATCGCTCTTGAACTTTGCTTCGTCGATGCTCAGCAGGCAGTACAGGGGCTCATCGTCAGTGCCGGGTGGAAAGTAATGACCATCGACAAAATACTTCACGACATACGGGTCGATACCAGCCAGGGCCGTTGCTACGACTACGGCCTCCAGCTGTGGGTCTATATTGCGCCATCTCTTGTAATCAGCCCTTTCAAGCAAGCTGTTTTGATGTTTCAGCACCTCCAGCTCGTTTCTCAAACAGGTGTTCTCATAGGTTTGCCGATCTACGACATCTATCAGCTTGTCGATGTTACGTTCGGTGATGGCTCCTTCCTTATCCATTGCATCTCCTTTCTTTTTGCCTGGGCCGCACCAGGGCGTTAGTTACTTCTCCTTGTTGTTGCTCTTGAGCCCGCGCTCGCGGTGCGGACCCTGGGCGCGTTGCTCACTCTCCTTGGTCTCGATCTCGGCGGCCAGGCGCTTGTCTTCGCGCTCTTCGTTGCGCTCGGCGCGGGCCTCGTCCTTTTCGGCCTTGTCGATGTTCTGGCCGACGTTGACATCCTCGCGCTCCTGGCCACGGGCGGCGTTTTCGATGTCGGCGACGGTGCGGGCCCGCTCGATCTTGAGCTTGTCCTCGTCGAATTGGACTCCGGCCAGCTTGACCTGCTGCTCGACCTTTTCGGTGACGATCTTCTCCTCGATCAGACGGGTGTCCGCATCGATCTTGCGCACCTCGGCGGCGGCCTTGTCCATCTCGGCCTGCAGTTCGGGTGGCACCTGGGGCTCGATGTCGATGACATCTTCGGGGCCGGGCAGCAGGGCGGCCAGCGGCGGAATCTCACCGGCCTCGATGGCCCGCTCGAAATCCTTTTCCTCCATGGCGCCGATCTCTTCCAGGGCCTGGAGCATGGCCGGGGGAAATCCCATCACGCCCAGGCGCTGGAGGAACACGCCCAGCGGACCCAGGCGCATGCGCTCGACGACTTTCTTCCAGTCGCGCCACTCGATCTTCTTGAGCAGCTCCTCGGCGTCGATGGCTTGCTTGTCGAACAGCGCCAGGGCCTCTTCACGCTCCTGGACCTTGGAGACCGGCATGGTGGAGCCGGAGACCACGTTGAGCTTGGCCGGGATCATCATCTCGCGGCCCTCGATGGCGGCGGACAGCTCCTCGCCGTCTTGCTCGTAGCTGATCCAGCGCGGCTCGGTGTACCAATTCATCGCGCAGCTCAGGTACATCCGGCCCCGTTCTCTGATCAGCTTGGAGTAGTTGCGGATCTTGCCGCGCAACATGGTGGCCGCCCGCTCCATCAGCGCGGCGATGGCCTTGTAGGCGATCACGTCTCTGCCGTCGCGCTGGGCCTGCTCCAGCTCGAAGGAGCCTGCGACCGCATAGAACAGCTCACGATAGATGGTCAGCAGGTTGGGCAGGTCCGGCGGCAGCTGGGGCGGGTCCAGGTAGCGGATGCCCTGGGCGGTCATGGCCGAGGTGGGGTTGAGTATCCCTGGCTTGTTGGTCAGCTCCTCGTTGGAGACGCCGCTGTCGCTCGGGTTGAGCAGCTTGATGCGGCTCAGCCGGTCCTTGATCATGGTCAGCTGGCTCAGGGTCTTGTTGACCTCGACGTTGAGCTCTTCGAGCTGCTCGTAGTCGCTCATGCCCCATGGAAACGAGGTGTCGGTGACGCTGTGGGTGAAGACAAACGGAAAGCGGGAGTACAAGTACGTCAGCGAGGCCTGCTCGGGCTCCAGGTCCGGGTTGATGGACGGGTTGGCCCGGTCCTCCAGGACCACACTGCCGCCGCTGCAGCACTTGACCATCCTTATCTTGCCAGGGTACTTATCACCGCCGTCGTCGGGCAGCTGGGAGTAGTCGCGCACCCAGCACTCGACCACCAGGGTCTCGGCGTCCACGCCCTGGCCCTCGGCCTGCAGGTTGAGCAGGTTCTTGACGATGCCCGCGAAGGTGCTCAAATAGCCGCTGGGGCGCTTGGCCGCCGTGCCGATCATCTCCAGGCGCTCGTCGCCCAGGCTCTTGAGGTACTCGTCGTCTGATTTGATGGCGTGGGCCTTGTCCGGGTACTCGCGGCGCAGGGTGCGCACCGACTGCGGGTAGTAGTGCAGCACGGCCTCGGCCTTTTGCACGTCCATCTGCTTAACCGGATACCAGCCGAAATGATAGGGGTCCACGATGGCCGACTCTACTTCGCCGATGCCGTTTTCCAGCTCCGGGTTGAAATAGATCTTTTCGATGGCGCAGCCGTAGGTCTCGCCGTTGAGCACGCTGCGCTCCAGCTCGGCCTGCTGCTCGGTGTCGCCCCACCAGTACTCTGCGGTGTGCAGCAGCATCTCGAACACGTCTTCTTTCTCGGTCTCGACTTCTCCGACCTGCTTGACGTTGAAAGTGGGGTTGTTGTCGGTGAGCTGGTTGACGGTCCTTTGCCGGTGGTTGTAGAGCAAATTGGCGGTGACCAGCGGGGCCTTGACGTTCTTGTTCTTCCAGTGCTTATTCCTCGACAGCTCGTAGTTGCGCTGCCACTTGCCGGGCAGGCCCATCTCGTTTTTGAACTTGAGGATCTCGTCCAACACATGGAACACGCGGTAGCCGGTCTCCTCGTTGCCCTCGACCGGGATGAGCTCGGTGTCGGGCGGTGGTTGTCGTACTGCGGTTGCGGTGGTCATTGGTCATCTCTCCTGATCGGTTTGCATCGCAGGGATTCTGCGAGCATGTCCACGATCTCGTCTAAAAAGGTGCGCTGGCTCTGGACCAGCTGCCGGTAGAGGTCTTCGATGTCGCCCTTGGTGGCGGGGAGTTGGCGCCCGCAGTTGCGACGGGCGACCTCGTTGTCGCTGGTCGAGCACATGTCGCAGACATGGCCATCGGTCAGGCTCCACGGGTCGGTGTCGGGTCGGATCAGCGTCATGGCGCACCTCCTTAGTCCTCGTTGCCCTTGGCCAGTTTGGGGCACGGGTGGTGGTATCTCATCAGGTTTTCGTGGGATGTGTACTCCTTGCCGCAGGTGGCGCAGATGCGCGGGCCCTCCTCGTCGGCGACAGCCGTATCGTCCACCGGCGGAGCTGCGGTGGAGGTCTGGACTACCTCCTCGGCGCTGGCCGAGACCACCTCGATCTTGGCCGCCTCGCGGGCCCGCTCGGGCACCTTGAAATAGGCGGCGGTGGTGGTGCCGGAGGTCTCGAAACACCTGGGGTGGCTGATCATGATCCGGTGGGGCTTGATCATGGGCCGCTTGCGGCAGACCGGACAGCGCATATCCACCCAACCCAGCGATGGGGCGAAGGGCGGCGGCACCTCGCGGCGCGGCCTGGGGCTGGTGAACATCACTCCGGCGATGGGCTCGAAAATCGTCAGATGGTCGAACTGGCCGATGTAGGTGTGACATATCTCACATATCAGTTTCATCTCATCTCCTCTCGTCGGGCAGCGTGGGCACGCGGCCCTCGTCGGTGGGTGGGGCCGTCATGGCCTCCACGTAGGGGTCGCCCTCGGGCTCGTCGATGGGCTTGCGCCGCAGCGGGCGCTTAGGTGGGTTGAGCTGGCTGCGCACCGGCTTGTCCTGGCTGTTGCGGCCCATCCAGTAGCCGGTCCAGATGCCCAGGTACAGCAGCGCCGGGGCGATTACAGTGCTAATCAACAGTGTCAACCAACTGGCCGTCGTCATAGTGGTCCTCCTCTCCGGTTGCGTCCCAGCTATCGCCGTCCAGGGCCCGCATGGCCGCGTCGGCCTCTGCGGTGGCGTAGGTCTCGTAGCTGTCGGCGTCGCCGCGCTTGAGGGCATCGATCCTGGCGGCGTATGTGTTGGGCTTGGGTTTGGGCAGGGTGAGCTTGATGGGCCGGGCCATGCACACATGGGCGGCCTCGTCGTAGATGTGGTCCTCCATGTCGGTGTCCACGTCCTCGGGCTTGTGCTCGTCTTGCTGGAGCAGCGGGATGGTGCGGATGAACTGCTTGCATGACTCGAAAATCATCATCATTGGCATGCTGCCGTCTTTGGGTACGCGCAACCTCTCATGGAACTGGCGGATCTTGAGCTCGCGGGACGGGTCTCCGGGCTGGAGGATGAGGCCATGGGCGGCCCACACCTCGGAGGTGCTCGGGCCCTGGCCGCCGCCTTTGTAGTCCGGTTTCTTGTTCATGCAGGTGGGATCTGCCAGCCTGACGATGTGGCGCTTGCCGATCCACTTGCCCATCTGATCGCGCAGCCCGAGCTGCACCTCGCGGGCGATCACGGCCTCGGCCATCTCGGAGTCGGTCTGGCGCAGGCCCACGTCCGGGGTGCGGGCCCAGCCGTAGAGCTCGGCGAAGCGGAAGATGCGACCGTCGGCGTCGACGTACCACCAGCCGCAGCTGTACGGCTTGGCGAAACCCCAATCGAACGTGAAATACAACGGGGCATAGCGCGGCACGGGGTGGTCGTGGCAGACGTGGTGCTGGCGGGAGAAATTGAACGCTTGGCCGATGAAGATCTCCCAATCGCCATCGAGATACGCGCTGCGGTAGGGCTCGGGCATGGCCTTGACGCGGTTGATGTAGCCCGGATCGCGCTGCATCAGGATCTGGTTGTCTTCGAGCAGGCCGGGGATGTAGGCCCGCAGCATGCCGCCGTCGTTGGCGCTGGCCTGCTTGACGGCGTAGTGTATCATCGTGTCGTCGCGGTGGGTCTTGTGCTCGTAGACGCGCACGCCGGAGGCCTTGGCCACTTCGGCCTGGGCAGCGGTGACGCGGCAAAAATCGACCCAGGTGCGCTTGCAAAACTCATGGCCGGGCCCGCCGGGGTTGGAGCCGCAGGCGATGCCGGGGATCTTGTGGCGGAACTGGACCGGGATCTCCAGGGTGCAGCGCACGCGGTTGCGTAGGTAGGTGTACTGCCACTCTGTGAACGTTGTGAGCTCGTCGATGATCAAGTAGTGGATTTCGGCGCCGTGGTAGAGCATCACATCTTTTTCGTGCTGGGCGTGGCAGGCGTGGATGGTGGCCCCGTTGGGCAGGATGTAGCGCTTCTTGCCCGCGTTCCAGGTGCCGTGCTGGTTGCCCCACTCGCTGAGGATGAACAGGATGTGGTTGCGCTCCAGCTCCGGGTAGGTGCGCCGGAACAGATAGACCTGCAGGCCTGGAATGAGCATGGCCAGCATGAGCCCGTCGTAGCGCAGGGCGTGGGACTTTCCGGGGCCCGCAGCGCCGCCGTAGAGGATCTCGTTGGCCGGGCAGCCGTGCAGCAGGGCCTGCTTGGGCTGGGGCTGGTAGCCGATGTCGCGGTTGGAGATGGTCATGGCCCGCCTCCGTTGCCGCCACCATTGCCGTTGCCGCCGCTCGGCGCATCCGGGTCGGTGCCGTGGACCAGGGCCAGGGCCTCGGGGCTGGGCGGCGGCTCGGGCAGCGGCACCAGCGAGTTGACCACGATCACGCTGCGCCCATCACCACCGGGTTGCACCTCGGTGCGATAGCCCATGATGGCCTCGATGGCCTGGATGGCCTTCTCCCTGGTCGCCCAATCGGGCAGCCTGAGCTCGATCAACGTCTCGCCAGGATCGACGACGAGCTCCGCGCCGGTCTCCGGGTCGGTGATGGCGATGCGCTCGGTGGGCGTGATGATCTTGTAGCCCCTGGGCAGCTTGAGCTGGCGGGGCAGGTGGCCCTTGAGCTTGACCAGCTGCACCTTGATTGCGCCGAGCTGCTGTACCCGCAGCCGGGCCAGCCGCTCCTCGGTGATCCCCCGTCCGGCCAGGGCAGACTGATAGCCCTCCAGCAGGGTTCGCTGGGCATCCTCCTCGGCCTCGGCGAGCCGCTCGGGGGAGTATCGGCCCCCCGTGCGGGCCTTGCTCGGCAGGTCCGGCAATATCGCATCATGTTCAACCATAGGTTGAACATATTACACCTAAACACCTGAAATCAATAGGTTGTAACGCATGACCGTGCAATTCATGACGCTGCAAATCCGTTTACAAAACCCACCTCGGGGGTGCTTTTGTGCTTGACCTACGCACCCTTTGGGTGTATATAATAGGTGGTACATATCGAACCCACGCCAAGCGAAAGGAGAAACAATGTCACACACCCCAATCAAAAACTCAGGCCAGCCACTCAACGACGTGCGAGCCGACTGGGCGCTGGCCGCCCTGGAGGCCTTCCCGGCCACGGAGGAGGGCGAAACGCGGCAAAACGTGAAGGACCTGATGGTCAACCTGGGGCACCTACTGGCCCGCGAGTGCGGGCTGGACGTATCGGAAGTCAAAAGCGTTATGTTCGAGGCCATCAATTATTTCGAGGCCGAGGTCATCGAAGAAGGCGATATGGAGTATTAGGAGGGAATATGGCAAACACAAACGTATTAGCAGGCATGGCCTGCCCCAAATGCGGCAGCGAGGGCCCTTTCAGCATCCAGGGCGGCACGACCGCCCGCGTATCCGACAATGGCGTTGAAAAGACCGGCGACTTCGAGTGGGAGAGTGAAAACTTCTGCTCCTGCACAGACTGCGACTATGATGGTCGCGTCGCAGATTTCCAGAAGTAAAACGACAACCACCAGGGGCTGGCATGGCTGGCCCCATAACCCCACGCCAAAGGAGGCATAAGGAGGCATCATGAAACGCATCATCCAAGGTGTCCGCTACGACACCGACAAAGCCACGTTAATCGGCGAGACCGACAACATCGGCGCAGGCGCCAGCAGCAGGTCCGACTTCTCCTGGTGGGAGGCCGGGCTCTACGTCACCCCCAGGTCCAAGCGATATTTCCTCGCGGGCACTGGCGGGCCAATGACCCGTTTCGGGCACAAGGTTGACCAGCACAGCAGCTCCGGCAGCTCCGGCGGGTCCAAGCTCATCCCCATGTCGAAGGATGAGGCCCTGGAGTGGGCTGAGCAGTATCTGAGTACTGACGTGATCGAGAAGTATTTCGGCGATATCATCGAAGACGCCTAACCCAAAGCTGAGCGAGGAAGGATGAACTACCCCCACAAATGCGTCCGCTGCGGCTTCTGCTGCCTTTCCACCACCTGCATCGCCGGGCAGGCTTACCACGGCATCGGCGAGCTCGACCGGTGCCCCAGCCTGCGCTTCAATCGCCAGGGCCGGGCCAAGTGCTCCCTGGTGAAAAGGGGGCTGGTGCCCGTGGGCGATGGTTGCTGTATCAAAGCGCGGGCCTATCGGCACGGCGTCGAGTACGACTTTGCCGCCCTGCCAGCAAAACTCAAGCGTCGGGCGGTCGCCGATGCCCGGCGCAAGGCGATATAGCATGATAGGCCTCTACATCCTCGACGACGACAACAACCCCATCCCCACGTTCGACATCACAGAGTGGGGGCTGATGATGAACGATATCGACCGTCGCCGAGTCGCTGACGCTAATATCGCCGGATATTGGATCAGCACCGTATTCCTGGGATTAGACCATCAGTTCTGGAAGGGCCCGCCGCTGCTATTTGAAACGGCCATCTTCGGGCCGGACGAGGTGGAAATCCGGCGGCGCTATAGCACATGGTCAGAGGCCGCTGCAGGCCATAGATACATTTGCGAGCAGATCGCAGAAACAGAAAACTTAGAGGCCGAGGGGCTTGTGGCCTTTCTCGGCGCACAGGAGGTATGATGATCAAATTTAAAGCAGGACGTGGAAGTGGAAATAGAGAAATGCTCGGCCTGGGCTTATCTGAGGCCAACCTGGGCAAGTTGCGGGAGGGCAAGCCTATCCATATCATGGCCGAAGATGTGGGTATAGACGTTGATCTGCTGATTTTTTGGGGCCAGACCGAGGAGTCTATGACCGCAGATCTCAAAAAACTGGGGCTCATCACCGAAGAAACTAAAATCAAACAGGGCTTTGTGGAGAATTAAGGAGCCGCCTATGCCAGACTATCAAACAACCAGCGACCCTTGGACGTTCGAGTACGGTTTCCAAACCTATGCCGTGCCCGACTACATGCGCCAGTCGGTGATCGACTATATCGAAAAGGGCTATATGCCGGGCGAGTTCTTATACGCCGTGTTAATCAACGATCTGCACACGGCCATTGGTCGAGCGGACCACAACAACATCGGCAACCTGCCCGCCTACGTCAACTATCTGCATAACCATGCCCCACGCGACTGTTGGGGCTCGAAAGAGGCCGTCAAGGCCTGGCTGGCCAAATTCAGGAGGGATGAACAGTAGGACCTTAACCAACCCCACGCCAAAGGAGGAAGAAAACCATGATCTGTCCACATTGTCAAAAAAACACAGAACTATTGTACTACCAGGGCGGCGGCTACCATCCCGCCGTGCTCGAAGAAATGCTGGCAAACAAGATCAACATCTTGGACCAGCTGGCCCGTGATGGCGCCTACGACGCGGAGGTGCCCGCCAGCGTCCGGCTGCCGCTTGAGCTCAGATACCAGCATCTCCTGCGCGACTGCAACGAGCTCGAAGTCGTCCTGGGCCTCTAACCGGCATGCTTGATGCAGCAATCTATCAGCAGGTACAAAATGTGTAATTTGTTCTATAGGAGGTATTTATGACGAAAACTGCCATTTTATCAGTCGTCATTTCGTTGTTGGTCACCATTTTTGCCGCCGCCGCTATTGGTGGGGAGGATAGCTGTCGCCAACAGGTGGCGGAGTGTATGGCTTTTTGCGGTGGCGATCCGTATTGTAACAGCAATTGCGCTGCGAACTATAAGCTATGCATCAACGGTTACAGCTGCCGATATCAGATGGAAACATGCATGGCGCTCTGCAATGGCGATCCACAATGTATCGGAGGGTGCGCAGCCTCATATCGCTGTAAATAGGGTAACAATAGGAATCAAACTACATAGCTACAACCCAAAAAAGGCCCGCCGAGATCCGACGGGCCTCTTCTTTTGGCCTCCCTGCCGTGCAACCTGCCAAGCCGACAGACAATTCCCACCGCATTAGCGGGATCGCGCCCGCTGGGAGGCGCTCCTGTGTTGATATCTCGGCCTTCACCCTTGCCGAGTGCCGAAATATTCACAGAGGAGCGCGCTTTTTTGGTGCAAATTCAGATGATTTTGCGTTTGAGCATGTATAGCAAAATTAACCGCTTGTAACTGTAGAACTGCGGCAATCGCTTTTTCCACCACATTTTTCGCTCGACGATCCACGGGCGCAGCGGCTCCCTGTGGTGATTGTAAAACGTGCGCATGCTCATCGTCGGATCGATGAATTTTCGGATGGCATCCAGGCCCTCCAGGCGCTCGTCATCGCCACACAGCTCGGCGACGCGCTTGAGATATAGGTCCCGATTCATAGCGTTATATGGAGCACTTGCAGCGGCGTCTCGTCGTCCTTACGCGCCCCGCACTTGGCGCACACGACAGTATTAGCACGGGCGAAAATGTCCGTGGGTGTACCCGCCAGCAACCGGGACACGCGAAAAATTCTCACGGCATCCTGCCAGGCCGCAGCGCCGCACTGTTCGCAGGTCAGCTCCTCGGTGTCGGCAATCTTGACCTCGATGGCCCTGGGCCGTTGATTGCCGATGGGCATTGAGCCCCTGGCGCTCTGATGTCTATTCATGATGGGTCTCCTTTTCGATTATCGTCGGAAGGGGCCATTCCTCAGATCAGCCCGCTCATTGATATCCTCCAGGATTTTCAGCTGGCGATCCGATAGGCTGCCCTTGCGCTCAAACTGTTTTTCAAAACTGCAGACCAGATCATGCTCTGCGTCCGTCAGGTAATCGTACTCCATGTATCTCAATAAATGCGTGATTCGATCCGACATAGCGCTTATACCTTCTTCTTATTCCACGGTTTGAATGTCTCGATGACCCCGCGCAGGGTCTCGAAGTCGCCCGTGAATGTGACTGCCCGGTCATCGATGGTCAGCCACGCCGGCGGCTTTTTGTTGGGCCAGCTGATGGCGCGGATCAGTTGATCGGCACCGACAAAGTAGGCCTTGCCAAACGCATACTGGTCCATCCAGGTCCTGAGCGGACCCGACAGCATAGGGTAGGGCTTAGCGCGGCACAGATTGACGAACCACTCGCGCAGCCATCGCTTCATGGCACGCTTGCCGCCCCGCTGGCTCGATCGGCTGGAGTAGATGCACACCTCGTATCTGCCGTCGAGCACCAGCTCGATCAAACACTCGATGGCCCCTGGCACAGGCCCGTCAGGGATGACGCGGGCGCCTTTCCAGCCGCTCTCATAGCTGTGGATCACGCCGTCGAAGTCAAATAGTAGTATCTTTTTCATGTGAGCTCCCTTGTGCCCGATAGCTGGCCGTTGTATCGCTTGAGATTTTATAGGCCGACCTTACGCCTTCGCCGGTGGGTGCAAAATTATTCGTGTTAAACTGTGGGATGCCCAGCTTGCCAGCCTCGGCAAAGGCATCCTGATTGGCCGCCAGGAAGATAAACTGCCAGCCGTACTTGTCCTGCTGATGGGTGATCATGCCCTTGATCATCTTCCGCGTCATCTCCTGGCTGGCGTTTTCCTCGCCGTCGGTGATGATTACCACGATAACACTTTCCGGCCGTTGGTCTTCTGGTATGTTTGACAGTCGTGCCCCGACATTGTTGATGGTACGGCCCACTGCATCCAACAACGCCGTAGATCCTCTGGGCACAAATGTAGATGCGTCAATCGGTTGAACCTCGTTGAGGGGTTTGCCCTCAAAGACGATTTCATACTGGTTGTCGAATTGCACATAGGTCATGGTGGCCTCGCCGGGGTGTCTTTTTTGATCGGCCACGAAGGTGTTGAACCCGCCGATGGCGTCGTGCTTGATTTTCTCCATGGAACCCGATCGATCTATGATACATACGATCTCGCTTAATCCTTTTTTCATCTTTTCCTCCTCTTGTAGAGTTTGCAAATTCCTCGATACGGGCAATCATCATCGATGGGCAGCACGCCCTCATGCAGCAGCTGGAAAAACAACCGGGGCGCAAACCGGCAGGCCTTGGGCACCATCCGGGTGATCAGCGGGCAGGCCTGCGGCAGGCCGGGCTTGAGTTGATATGGCTTAGGTCTGCTCGTCATCTTTGAGCCCCTCATACTGCAGCACCACCGCCTTGGCCGCCTCCAGCCCACGGGCCACGGCCACGGCATAGCCCTGGGCCTCCATGGCGTTGAGCCACTCTCTTTGGCCCTGGCGCAGCTTGCCGCCACGACGGCGCTTGAGCTCCATCCACAGGCCAGGGTAGGGGCCCCGGCGCACGGGCCACAAAAAATCGGCCACGTCGTTGCTCACGCCCAGCTGCTTGAGGATCTGCCGCTGGATGATCACCACCTTGTTCCGGGCCTTTTGCTCGCGGGCGCCGACGTTGAACCCGGACGCCGGGTAATGGATGAAAAAGCGCAGGTCCGGGATCTGCAGTTCCATGAACCGCACCCAGCGGATCAGGGCCTTGTGGTCCTCGGTTTCGGTGGGGTTGGGCCGCACTACTGCACCACCTCATGGCCCGGCGGGATGGTCTGGTTTTTCTCCAGCCGGTCGGCCAGCTCGCGCAGGGCCTTGATCATATCGTCGCGCCGGGCGTTGGAGACGTAATGGCCGAGGTCGAGCTTATTAAACTCGAACACGACCAGGGCAAAGCCCAAGTTGCCCAGCTTCTCGTTAATGGTTTCATCGATGGCCGCAGCCATCCCGCGCAATAGAGTTTCGAGATACTGCTGTTTTGCTATATCGTCCATGTGCTCCTCCGTTGTTGGGTGTATGGGGGCCCCGACCTATCCGTGCCGAGACCCCCAGCTTCAATGTCATGCACAATCGGATTTGAACCGATGTCCTACGCTCCAAGGGCGTATGCTCTAACCAGACTGAGCGATGTGCGCTGTGGCGGGTTTTACCTTTGATGTTGAACAACCTGGCTCAGACTCACATGCCTTGCTCTACCACTGAGCTACCTCCCCATAGAGTTTGGTTTGGAGGGGAGGAACGGATTTGAACCGTCGCACAGGTGCAATCGACCTGGTTGCCAAATTTTTTTTGCCCGCACTTAAAACTGAGGGATCAAAACACTAAATTGAAATACTGACGCTGAGACTAAGGCTGACGCTGTCCCATAGCTAAACCGCTAAATAATCGAACAGCTCCTTGCCGATGGTACGCTGGAGCACGTCTTGCGTGTTGGCCCGCTGTCGGGCCTTTTTGGTGGCCTGGATTAGCTTATCCATTCGGCCCAATATGGCAGACTTTTGCGCCGATGACAACATCCCGGACCAGGTCGTCGTAATATATTTTCCCACGTTTTCGGTCTCCTCCCAGCGCTCGATCTGCGCCGGGTGGTGCTCGGTGGCCTCATAAAGCACTTTGTGCCGGAAGGTCTTGGCTGTCTTAAACTTCTCGTCGGGCGTCTCGGAAAGGTAGACATCCTCGCCCCTGGTCGTATCGACCGTCCACCTGCGGCCCGAGGGCAGGGTGGGCATGGCGGCCAGGGCCTCGCGCACTTTTTTGAGCCGGGTCTCCAGGCCCAGCAGGAAGGTGGCCGGCAGGTCCGAGCCCAAGGTGACGCCGTCGACCACCAGGTCGGCCTTGGCCAGCTGGTTGGTGGCCTCTTTCTGTAAGACCGCGTCCAGGTACTTGATGATGTGGCCGGAGGCGTAGTTGACCTTCTCCTTGACGGTGCTGGTCATCTCCTGGGACTCTTCCGGGGCCTGGGGCGCATCCTCGGCGAACATCTCCAGGCGCTTGTTGTAGCCGAAAAAAAGGCCCGGCTTTTTGGCGAAGCTGTGCTGGGTCTCTTTCAAGATGGCCTTGAAGGTGCCCTCCAGGTCGCCCTCTACTGACAACAATTCGTGAAGTTTACCCATTGTTTTCCTCCTCTTGTTTTTCAGCTGGGCCCGACAAAGACCGACGGTGGCAGCTCATGGTCTACGCCCTGCTTTTTCCACAGGTGCAGGGTGTATGGGTGACAATTTACGTATTGGCTCTCTTTGGGGAAGAAATGGACGACGGTCTCCTCCTTGTCCCAAAACAGCCCTTTTATCCACTTGAGTTCCTCAAACGTGGGGCAGCGGTGGCCTGTGCTCACGCTGACATGGTCCCAGCCGCCGCCGTCGGAGATGATCACCCGCAGCTCGGTGTCGGCGTAGGGGATGAAAAATACGCCGTTGCGGCCATAGCTGGGATCGGAGGCCAGCGGGCCGTGGGTGATGCGCAATTTTTCGATGTTGGGGGGGATTTGGTTTTTCATCTAAGGTCTCCTCTGAGTGGACCCCAGGACCGCCTGGGGCCCACTTTGACTCTATGCAGCTTTCTTAACCTTAGCCTCTTTAATCTCAAATTTATTGATCTTAAAGCGACCATATTCGGGCCGATGATCGCACAACCCCACCAGCAGACCACCCTCTTGGATTGAGCCCTGGATCATTTCATCGTTGATGCGATCATCCATGGCGATAAGAGGCAGCGTCAAGGTCCAGCCCGTGTCAAGATAGGGGCGCCGGATCACTACACGGGCACCTGTGCGCGGAGGTATGCGACCCGTACACTCATGGATGCCATCGGGTTCTTTTATGTGGTAGAAGGTCTTTCCGTCGTGTCGGAAAACCTCCGTCGTATGATGGCCATCGGGATCTTTTTTGCCAAATGATACGGTTTGCCCTTCAAGAAACAAAGTGGCCCGCATAAACGGCATAGCGCTGCGGCGGCCGATCTTATAGCCACCCATGGCACATCCTTCCAGGATACATTTTTTGACGTTGTCTGACGGAACACACAAAAATCCCTCAGCATCCCGGTAGACTTTGGTGGTAGCCTCTACAACCTTGTCCTTTTTGGTTTTCTTTTTTCCACCGGACATCTTTTCCATCGCATCGATGGCCTCTTCGGTGAAACGGTTAAACAAAATGGGCGCAATTCCTTCGATTACGGCTGTGATCTTTCTCATTGTTCTTCTCCCTTTCTTTTTGGCTTTGGGTTAATAGACACGCTTGGCAAATCGTGATGCTTTTATTGGGTTTGGGCCGAAACGGTTGCTCGCACCGGATACAAACCGGCATCTTCCGTTTTTTGGGCCAACTCCTGTTATATCCCGATCTTGCCAGCATCTTCTTCTCCTTTCGCCTTGACTTGTGGAGCCTTGCTTTGCCGTGTAACGCCTGATCTAATCGTGACGTGCTCGGGGTCGCATTGCCTTGCCTTGGCTTGCCGGGCACGGCAAAGTCGGACATCGCCCGGCTTGGCCCAGCCCGGCCTAAACAAGGGCCGCATTGGCTTTCCAAGCATCGACGGGCCATATCAAGTCAGGTCATGGGCCGCCTTGACAGACAAAGCTACGTCTGGTACTGCCCGGTCGCGCATTGCAGCGCATTGCATCGGTCAGTCCGCGAGCCGCCTTGTAGTGCATTACAGCGCCCAGCATTAACTCGCCATGCTACGGGCTGCCTTGGCTTGGAGTGCCCGGCTCGGCATCGCCCGGCTATGTCGCACCCGGTCTATCCAAGACAAGAGCAGCCTTGGCTTGCATCACCGGAACCAGCCTGGACTAATTTAGCCATATATAGCCCTGAGCCGCCTTGACTCTCCATATCGCACTGCACCATCCCTGGCCCTATCAGTCCATGTCACGCCTGGTCGGGAAGCGCATTGCCGGCCTCAATCATCAACCCCGGATTGAGGTGGGGCATGGCAATCTTGACGTACTGGTCAAACTGCGCCTGGTCTTTGCAAATATTCTTGAGCACCATCAGCTGGGTGGCGTCCTTGGCCCGCTCGGTGGCCTTGATGCGGCCGACCGCCGACAGCGTGCTGACGGCGAGCCGGGCGGCGTTGAGGGCGTCTTTGCTCTCGCGCACCGCCTTCGGGCCATCGAAAAAGCCGATGAGCTCTTTGGTGGTCACCTCTTGGAGCTTCTCAAGGTTATCGGACATGGCAATTCCCTTTTTTTTAAGTTGTTATTGGGTCCGCACCCTATGAGTCTTCTTCGTGAAAAAGCACGTCGGGCATCTCGTTCCAGCTCGCCTACTCTGCCAACTCGGATGGAGATGTTTCTGTATAGCGATTAAAATTACTATATCTTTCAACTGGCTCTAAACAATCATCACAAAGAGCGATTCCCTCTATATGCGTGTAGCCTTCACCGTCATCTAACAATGCCCATAGATGTATTTTTTCACATGTCTCTCCCCACTCGTTTTTATAAACAGCCCACACTGGCTGGTGGGCCGATACAATTTGCACTATTTTTTCTTTCATATCAGCAGTCCATCCTCCCAAAAGGCTTGTGTGTTTTTTCGACTGCAGGCGCAGCTCATCAAAACAGATGCAGTTGATCAAAGCTGTGGCTTTGTGCCTTTTTGGCTGCGCTGTAGTAGTTATCAAAGGCTTGCCGGACTATTTTTTTTCTCTTTTGCATTTCGCGCATCCTGCCATCGATACTGCTGAGATATTTTTCAAGCTCTTGGCTGGTGCTAATCAGGTAGTAACCACGACTTGAAGCAGCAACTGGCAGCTGGAAACGCTTAATTGTTTGAAGAATCAGCTTGCGCGTCTGAAAATGCGTTGGGTCTTCATTAATCCCAACCATCGGGCCAACTTCGCCGGCGCTTATTTGATTGCTTTTACCTCGATGTTGCTCCAGGATTTCTTTGATCTGATTTATGCGCGGGTCAAATGTCATCCTGCACCTCCTACAAATATTCAAACTCAATCCGGTTGACCTCCTCTGTCGACGGGCACCTCATGTGCTGGCAATACAGCTCGATTAACTGCTCAGGGCTCAGCTTCGGGAACCCCTCGCGCTCCACCTCGGCCGGCGTGATGGCGTTGAGCGGCTCGGGCCGGGTGGAGATCACGCGGATCTTGCACAGCGGGGCGACCTTTTCGCCGCGCCGCAGGCCCATGATCTGCTCGACGGCGACGATCTCATCGCCGGGCTCTAAAAACCACCAGCCTCGGCGGCGGGTGACATCCTTGGTGTGATTGCGGATCTGTTCCTTGGTCAGGGTAAAACTCATGTGTCGGGGCATGGGTCCTCCTCCTGTGAAAATGATTTTTTTCGACCAAGGAGCGGTCGATTATTGATTGTATTTTCTGTCGGTGATAACTACCGATAGACCTGGTAGGTCGCGCAATGGTCGCGCAGCGGTCAAAAGTGCGGTTTTTATATGAGGTATTTCAAGTAGTTATTAGGAGGCATCCAATTCGAATCTGGATGCCGCCTCCAATTTACCCTTAAATTTCAATTGGTTAAAAATTTCAAACCTCAAAAAAGGTCGCGCAATGGTCGCGCAGTTGTTCTTCCGCATTATTTGACCACTTTCAATTTACTTTTTGCATCTTCCAGCATCTGATCGTAGGCTTTTTGCGCCCGGATCTGATCTGTAAGTTGATCATGTTGATAGTGCATGTATGCGTCCTCGGTTGCATGCTGCGAAAACCCACGCCGGATAGCCTCGTCATCCATGTAGGCCTTAATGCCGGTGACGCTGGTGTGCTTGGTGGCCGCATACAAGGTGGTGTCGATACCCAATGCTTTGCCAGCCTTTTTGACCCAAATGTTTAGCACCTTCGGATGGATGCGCTGGCCGATTTTAACGCCGGATCGTTGTGTCGTATAGGTCATAAACGGCCCGGTGCCCCACTCGATGGACTTGATATAATCCATCATCTCCTGGCTCATTATGACGATTTTAGGTTTGGGCGCACCCTGCTTGATCTTACGTCGGGATTTACGCCGATAAACGTATATCCTGCCGACAGTTGGACTGATGTGCTCCCAGAGGATATAACAAAACGCACTCGGCCTGACGTTTGGGTTTCTGGCCAACCCCTCGATGGCAAACCAGATCTTGGGCTCGGGGCAATTCTCTTTGACCCATTCAACCAGGGCAACTTGCTGCTGGATGGTAATCGGCTCCGTTTCATTGCGCTCATATCCGAGATCTCTAAATTTGATCGGCTCGCAGCCAGCCATCTTGGCCGCCCACACAAAAAACTCATTCAGAGTATTGCAGGTGTCGAACAATGTCTTGCTTGACAACTCCTCTTTGGGATTGTTGAGCTTGCGGTGATCGGTAGTATAGAACAACTCCAAATCCATATCGGTCAAGGTCTTAATACTCCTATCGCCGAGTCTGCTGCCATCCATGTCAATGTGCTCGGTCAAACGCATAATCGAGTTAGTGATCATCCCCATTCTGGTCAAGGTAAGGGGTGGCTTGGTGGCCTTCTTTTTTCGAACCCATGCTTCTCCCAGCGCCGCAATACTCAAGGGGCTATGCTTTTGCCAGTCCCTCGGATCATACTTGCCGTAAACTTCCGGGTTGCCCCGTTGGCATCGGATATGATCCAAGTGTTGTATTGCGGCCTCAATGTTATGACCAAACGATTTGTAGTGTCTGTTTTTACCTTTGCCAAACCTAACGACATAGGTGCCGGTGGTCCTTGCGTCACATTTATCGCAAAAAAGATCACGGCGCCCGCGATCAAAGACAAAAGAGCCACCACAGCGACATTTACTTCTGGTCGTGATTGAACCGTCCATATTTACCTCCCTGTACGATTGAACTATGGGAGGTATCCTATCATATGAATTTACATCCTGCAAATTTTTACCCTATACTCGTTTACGCCCTGTAAACATTTTGATTCAATACATTACTTCTTCTGTAAATTTTTTCCTCACTTGACTGTCTTGACCACGGGAATACCGTTAGCACCCGAGGGAATATACACCGTGGTATGGTTAGGGCTGTCAGCCATGGCCAGTTGTGCCTGGATGGCCTCATGTTGCAAATAATTAGCCGTCAACGTGGCGTTGATGATGCGCTGGGACTCGGCAATGCCCTTGGCCTCTTCGATTTTGATCTCGGCATCACGCTTGGCGATCTTTTTCTGAGTCTCTTTCTCCTCCAACAATTGCTGGGCGGCCAGCTTCTTCTCCACGGCCTTGGCCACCACCGGCGGGTAGTCGATGTTGCCCACCACCATCTTGACCAGGACAAAGGGCGAGCCGTCCAGATACCGCTCCAGGCTGGTTTTGACCTCCTCGGATATCACCTCGCGCTGGGCCTTGAGCTCGCGGGAGGTATGCTTTTGGGTCGAATTGCGCACGAACGAACGGAAGGGCTCTTTGACAAAACGCATGTACCACTGTTCGCTGGCGTAATTTTGGACCACCTTGTCCACTTGGCCTGGCGTTAATTTGATCACCGCCTCGAACTTGAAGCTGACGTTCAGATCATCCTTGGCCAAGATTTTGAAATTCTCGATATAGGTTTTGGGCCGGACATCGATATTGATCGCTTGGTTGAGCCATAAAGAGGCGCCGTAGTTGCCAGGGCCCTTGACAATCCCCTTGAAGCCGCCCTTGCCGAATATGCGCGGCGTCTCATAGACATAGCCCTCATGGCCGGCCGGTGTGAAAGGATTGGAGCATCCCATTGCCAGTAGGCCACAGAACAGCAGCACAAACCATCTCTTTTTCATTGCTTTTCCCTTTCTTTTTTTGGTGTTAATGGATCTCGCTCACCAGCGACTCCATCACCGCCTGCACCATCGCAGGGTCGGTATAGGCCCGGATCTCTTTTCGGATCTCAGCCAACCGGGCCGACTTATCCTCCTCGGAGGCCTGCGGGTCAAAAAAAGCGCCGTCCAGCAGCATAAGCGTCGAAATTGCGCCCGCAAAAAAGGCCGCCTGGGTGTCAAAGCGCTGCGCCGGAGACGCATCATCCGGCACACAGCGCCGCTCAAACGATTGCCAATACTCTGCCAGGCTCTCAAAGTCGGCTTGATAGGCCATATCACTACCCCCACACCGCCAACTCAGGCAGCTGATCGTTAAAATACTGCTTGATCCGCTTGATGGCCTCAAGGCGCCACACGCCGCCGTCGGCCTCGAACAAGGCCAGGCGCAATGGTTTTTGGCGCACGCGCAGGCAAAAGTCGCTGGCCGGCTGATCGACCTCGCGGAAGGTGCGATAGGGCTTTAGTCGGATGGTCGGCGGCACGGCCTGCTCGCCGGCCATGTGGACGCCCGAGCGCACGGTGACGGTCTGTCCGACGCCGTCGTCTCGGTACTCGGTGCCCTCGTCGTCGATCATGTGGCTGACCAGCTGCAGGACCTTGTCGCGCATCTCGTCCGGGACAAACAGGGCATTGAGCCCGATGATAAAATCCTCCTGGCTCCACCAGTGGCCGAAGCTGAACATGTCGTGGGCCAGCCGACTTTCCAGGTAGTAAAAGCGCTTATTGTCGTTGGTCGGCTGCAGGTGGCCGGCCAGCAAAACGAGGTGCTCGCTGGCCACATGGATGCTCAGTCCTTGTTTGGCGGGCATATCGATGCCGGCGTTTTGGTAGACAAAATCGACCACGCCCTTGAGGGTGTGCAGCTTGATTACATCGGGCGCCGCTTCATCGGGCCGGAGTACCCGAGTTAGGTGTTTACGGGTGTAGAGACGATCGTGGATTTCGATGGTCTTATCTTCGATCGGCGCCAGGTCCAAAATCTTCTCGATGGCTTCTTTGATCATTTGCTATCCTCCTCTTCGAGTTTGAATGAAACATTGTCAAAAAGCTGCAGCTGGGCTGCGCCGCGCTGCTTGGCGATTACGCCCCGACCGGTCTGCTCGATATCGGCCGAGCCCGAGGCCGGCGCCAGGCCCGCCAGCTTGAGCGATACGTCGATGTCGTAGGTCAAGATAGTGCGGTCGGCCGACGGCATGATGGTCAGCTTGAGGTTGAGCACCCGCTTGGCCTTGGTGGCCGTGTTGGGGTCGGCGCAGTCGGCGATCAGTTTGGCCAGCCCATGATCGGCCATCTCAACGGCGGCGCCGTCGGCGATGTTGACGATGCTCAACACGCCGCTGGCCAGTATGTTTTTGATGTACTCCAAAATCGTTGACATGATCTCCTCCTACAATTTGGCTCGGTTGGGGCTGGACCCGGAGTGGACGCCCAGGGTGACGTTGTCCGGGTTGCGCTCTTTTTCGTGGGGCATGGGCCAGTGCTGGCGCCGGTAGGCCTCGAAGGCCGGTGCGTCGAGCACCTGGCTGCTGTTTTCCAGGTGGAACAACTCTTTTTCGACCTCGTAGGTGGCCACCAGCTCCAGGCTGATGCGGCTCTGGCCGCCGTTGTGGTAGCACACGCGCCAGACGCCGCGCCAGAATTTGTCGCGGGCAATGGCTGTAATGACATTGATGGGCGGGGCCATCAGCTGAAAAGCAGGTTTCATGACATCCTCCTTTGCTGCGCCAAGCGCTGGCGCAATTTTTTTATGGCGACCAGGTTTTTCAACCGCTGGCGGTCGGTGAGCTCTGCAGGTGGGGGCAGCTTGGCGATCTTGCGCTGGCGCTCGTACTCCATAGCCTGCGCCGTGATCCGAGCTCCTTCGATGAGCTCGGCCAGCTTGGGCCACCACTTTGAGCTCCGCGAAAAATCATCGATGGCCCGGATGAGGACCTCGGTACTGAACGAGCTCAAGCTCGGCAAGATGGCATCGACGTAGACCTTGATCTCCTTGCTGGTCTTGCCCAGGTTATTGGCGATGTTCAATCGCATGAGGGCCGTGCTGATCGCCGCGATTCTGTGTTTGGTTTGTCTCATCTTCGGCCTTTCGCTGCGCATCGGATAGCGCGTTGAGGTAGTCACACTGTTTTAAGATGTCTTGCCGGCGGGCCTCCCTGGAGTTGGCCGGCGGCGGCGGGGGCGACCTTGAGCTCCGGGGGCGCCTCGTCGAGCTCTGGCGATAGTTGCCGTCCAAGATCTTCTCGAAGTTGTTGCGCTTGGCGATCCAGTGCAGGCTGGCCTTCCAGCCGCTGTCGCTTTCGCCGAGCAGAAAAGGCATCTGCTTGATCTCCAAAAAAAACGATCGCCACCACTCCGGGGCCTTGAGCTCGGAGCTGGCCGAGCACCTCTGGCCGAGCAGCTCGGCGAGCGACTTGGACATGAGCTTGCCGTCGGCCGAAATTCGGACCGGAGCTAACGGGGGGCTGAGGAGCTCATTGAACAGTTTGGCGATTTGGCTGAGCAGCGAAATGCCAATACACACACTCTTATATACTCCTTTAGGAGTTGGAGTAGGAGTAGGAGTAGGAGATAGGGGTGGACAGGGGGTGGACACATCGCGGACATCGTCGCGGACATCTTTCCTTTTTCTTTTCTCTTCGCGCTGTTTTCTCTTTTGTTCCCGCCACTTGGCCCTGTTCTCTGCGTCGGCGGACAAGCGCCTGGACATTATGTGGAAAGTCCTGTTTCTGTCCACTTGAACTTCGCAAAAGCCATATTGAAATGCCTCTTCCAAAAAGTCCCAGGCCTCCTGCTCTCTGCAGTGCGCCAGAGCACAGATCTCCCGAATCGTGACGGACTCCATCCGGCCGGGCTGGCCATTGGTGAGGTCGAAACTGCCGTCGATCATATACATGAGCAGGTTCATCCACACTCCTCGGGTTGCCACCGTGGTACGTTGCAGCTGCCGATCGGCCAGCCAATCTTTGTAGTACCACTGGATGGAAGGAGATTTTCCGACGAAGCCTTTCATTGTCAATGTCTCCGGTGCTTATTTGATTGTCATTTGATGGATCTGGAGCTTGGATGGGGCTGGCTGGAACGATGGAGCGGGCTGCGGGCCGGCAGCACAGAAGACTGCCGACCCTGGTTACAGGTTAAAACTGCTCGACGGCCTCTTTCGTTTGCGGGGCGTCTTGCCCCTTTTCCGGCGGCTGGCCGGACGCATCGCTATCACCTGATGCCTCTGCCAGCCATTGGTCGAAGATGCCGCTGACGAGCCCCATAGACCCCTTGTCTTCGATTTTGTTTTTGACGGCCACTTTGACGGCAGCGTGGGCGGTCAGAAGAGCGCCCCAGGCGCTGGGGTTTTTGTTCCGCTCGGCGTTGTAGGTCGCCTTGGCGGTCTCGGTGATCTCGACCACGTCGCCGTCCTGCTTGGCCAGGGTGCCCGAGGCAAAGGGTAGAGCTAAGCCGATGCGCACCAGCAGCAAAAAGGGGACTCCGCGCCGGGTGACCCAGTTGGACCTGTCGGCCCAGTAGTTGTTCTCCTGGGGCGCAGGCTGGGGCTCGGAAGGGGCAGGGAATGTGAGTTGTTGCTCTACCTCGGACTCGATCTCGACCTCGACCTGCTTGCTGGCGTTGTTGGCCAGGATTGCACCTGCCAATCCTTCGATCCAGGCGTCGCGCTCCTGCTTGAAGTTGAGCATCTTCAAGATAAACTCGGCCTCGCTGAGCCCCTGGCGGGAGGCCCCGGCGGGAACATCTTCCAGGGCCGCTTTGACATAAATGTCTTCACCGCCGAGCTCCTTGCGCAGCACCTGGGCAAACTTCTGGCGCAGCTGCGGGTTGATCTCGACCTCGGTGGGCTTGGCAGCCGGTGCGGGCTCGACCTCGCCGTAGAGGTCCAGAGCGGGGCGCTCGGGCTGGGCGACCTGGGCCGGAGCTGCGGGGATCTCTTCGGCCGGAAGCGCCTGGCCGTTGATCACCTCCACATCGGAGCTCTCCGGGATCACCTGGCCGCTCAAGCGCTCCAGCACCCGCTTGAACAGCTTGGCGTGGGCCTTGCCCAGCACGGCGTCGTCGCCCATGCCGTAGTTGACCCGGATGGCCAGGATCAGCTCGTCGTTGGGCTCCATGCCGATGGACTGGGCGACCTCGTTGATCTTCCAGCTGGCCCAGCACTTGACTCTCGCCGACTTGTGGTCCTGGGCATAGACGGCGGGAGAGTTGTTGTAGGCGAAGTTGGCCAGGCCCGGATACTCCAGGATCATGCGGTAGTTGCCCGCCTTGGCGGCGTAGAACTGGCCGGAGATGATGTTGATCTCGTTATTGCTGATCCGGTAGCCCTTGAGCAGGCCCTCGATGATCGGGTCCACCAGCTCCTCGTAGGAGTAGAGCTTGTTGGGGTATTTACCGTTGCGCTGGTTGCGCGTCACGATGGCCGGGGTGCGGTCGGTGAGAAAACCGAGCCGGTTGTTGCACATGCTCATGACCACCTGGCGGATCTCCGGCGACTGCAAGAAGATCGCCTTGAGGTCGTGGACGCCCTTGGCGATGGCCAACGAGCTGATAAAGTCGGCCGCGTTGCCGGTGGCCGCCGGCAGGCACTCGTCGATGATGGCAGAGATCTGCTTGCCGGTCTTGTTCATCTTGGCCAGCGCCTGCTCGTTCATCGGCACCAGCGCGGTAGTAGTTCTTTGCTGCTGGGGGTAATGATTCATAATCCTCTCCTATGCTTTGTTTTGCGGTGCTTGTCGGCATGGGGACAGGTGGCCCAGTGGGGCAGGTGCCCGGTGATCACTGTGCCGCCGGTGTAGTCCCTGTTGGTCAGCACGACCCGCAACCTTTCCGGGTTGACGGGCATGGACTTTCCACTTTCCATGGTGACCCAAAGGATTGGGGCGCCACAGCTGCGGCAGCGCGAGGATGGTATGGACATAGAACACCTCTCTTACGCCGCCTGGGCCTGATCCAAGATATGTCGAGCGTTCCTAAAGGCCCAGCTGGGCATCTCCATGGCGATGACATCGTCGGGCAGTCCTGGCCAGAAGTCGTCGCGGTCACAGGCGGCCAGGCGCGGCAGCAGCTCCATGATCTCGTATTCGGCCAGCTCAAAATGCTCGGGCATGACCTGGACCATCATCGAATCAAAGGGCTCTTCGACCTCGACCACGGCGAAGTAATACTGGTTGTGCAGCTGGCCGGTGATCTGAGTCAGACCCCGGCAGGTCAGCCAGGCGCTCCAGTGGTACTTGAGGTTGTGGGCCGTCCTGGAAAAGTTGTGGATGTCGCCGGTGGTCTTGAGATCGACCACCACGGCATTGGCCGGAAGATAGTCGGGGCGGCACTTGAGCATGAGCGGATGGCCGTCGAAGTCTTCGATCCAGAAGGCGCTCATTTCCGGGATGCCGCCGTTGAGCAGCTGCTCGAAGATGGTCTTTTTAAAGGCGCTGTGGAAGATTTGCTCCACGGCGCGGGCCTGGTCGGCGGTCAAGGTTGTCTTGTGGGTGTGGGCGACGGCCCACTCTTTGTAGGCCTTGGTGCTACGCGCACCGTTTTTGCCCAGCACCTCGTCGGGCACGATGGCCACCCGGCTCCAGTAAGCCTCCAGGCCTTCGAGGATGGCGGCATGGGCGGCGGTGCCCAGCTCGAAGATGTCGCGCTTTTTCTCCTCGGTGGCGTGCTTTTTGGTGTAACACTCCAGCGGCGTCTTGGCATAGTTGACCAGGTCACTCTTAGAGTAGCTGGTCTTGTGGCCGTGATAGTCGGCCAGCGACAGGCCGGCATTTAAGCCGAGTTTGATTTTGGGGTTTTCGGTCATGGTACTTCCCTCCCTATGGTTGTGATGTTGGCGTGGGGCCGCTGAGCGCTCATGTGCATGTGGTCGACGATGCTATCGCAGGCCAGCCAAAACAAGATGGCCACCAGCGCGATGATCGTCGCAGCGCATGCGGCGTTGGTTCCTTTGTCTTTCATTTTTTTCTCCGTTTGCGCAGCCGCTTTCGTTCACGGTTCGCAAATTCTCGGTACAATAGCCGCTGGAGTTCCTCGCCCCGTTTATCCATGATTTTTTCCGGCCGGGTGCCGATCTTGCGGGCCAACTTTTTGGCCGTCGGCCAGCTCATATTGCGTTGACCCTTGAACAACAGGCACACAAATGCGGGGCTGAGCTGCACCCAGTTGGCAATGTCTATCTGCTTGTAATCACTCACGATTGCCCCCATATCAAAATTTACAAAGCGTGAAAAACAAGATATCTATAATTTACAAAATACATGTTTTTAACTAATTGTAAATAAAAATATATGTAAATTTACAAAAAAACAGAAATGCTAAATAGCGTTCAGGTGAAAATGCGATGATTGCGATACGGGTTTTTTACGATTTTTGTTGACAAAACATTTACTGCTTGTAAATACTGCATATAGTGCTGCGTGGTTGTCCCAATAAAAATACTCTCAAACGGGAAAAAATATGGTCGGTCGCAAAAAGGCCAGTATTCGGCCACTTGCAGGATACTCTGGCGGTAGAGCTCCAGAGCTCATCGTCCTTGAAAAAATCAGGGAGCATTTTGCCCGACTGGGCCTGACATTGTCCGAGATCGCCAAACAGCTGGATGTCAGCGCAGGACACATATCGATGGTCCTCAATGGCCAGCGAGCGCTCAAGCTCTCACTCCTTATAAAGATGATCACGGTGTTCAACCTCAACCCACAGCTTCTGGCGCCGAAAGGATTTTACGAGAGCGAGAAAAAAGCCAATCAGCTGATCACTATCCCGCCCTTCAAGGGACAGAAGTCTTTTGATAAGCTGCTCAAATGGTTGCGGCAGCTGGACACCACCAAAAGCGGTAAGCATCTTGAACTGATCGCGGCCTATGCCGCCGGCATGGTCGCCGCGAATGAGATAAAAACAAAGCGACGGAAAAAATGAACTGAGCCTGCATTGACTTGGTTACAATGGATTAGCACCCTGCTCGCATCAGGTAGAACGCTTTGGCACCCACAAACATTAACTCACAAAAAACCTAATGGAGAGTGGAAAAAGTGCTATGGCTCAACAACAAACCCATTATCCGATAGTCGTAGATATTGTTCGCAAACTGATAAGACTGGATCACAGTGCTGGTGACGACGGCCAAGACTACCTTCTCAAGATAAGTGCCTTTGCCGATGGTGTTATCATCGAGGTCAATGACCGCTCCCAGCCTGCAAAATGGCGCAACGACGGCGCCCTGCAATCAAGATAGGCTTCTTTGCAAGAAAACAATTTGTTGTGGTAACTTGATGTTTTAGCTGATTGCATCGATCGGTATATCGATATGCGCTTGACGATCGGATTCTTTCTCGGTGTCGCGCTATGCCTGCAGTGGCATAGCGCTTGGCTCTTGCCCGCGAGTGTGCTCTAACAAGCCATAGGATAGCTATTGATACAGTTGTGCATATACAGGATGGCTGTAAATTGTCAGCCGTATTGAAAAAAACAAGGAAAAGGGGGCAACATGTTAGCAGATCAGGCGACTATAAGGTACACCGGGTTATCGGTCAATGGAAAAAAGCTCGAAGAGTACATCCAACAATTTACCGCAAAGGAGGTGGATAAAGCACAAGAAGAAGATAGGCAAGAAATACAAAGTTTAGTCAGCCAGCAGCGCCACCATGTGCATAAATCAAGTCTTAGATTTGAACCGAAGATCGAACCGAATGGGAAATGTTATCAATACACTACTACCGAGAAGAGGAGGTTTGAAATGCTGCAAAAGATCAAGGCGCAAAACATCAAGGAGGTCACAGGCAAGAACATCACCAAACGCTTGCACTTTTTAAACGCCATGATCCACTACGAAGACCAGGTGCGGCCGTATTTGGCGGCCCTTGACAAGAAAAACGACGGACCCATGACCACCGCCCGGATCAGCGAATATCTGATGGTCAAGGTGGCCCCAGGCTACGGTATCGACCCCAATGCGTTCAAATATCCAAACATCTCGAATATAATGACCGCTATCTCACGGGCCTTCGAGTGGGCCGGCTTGCTAAAGCGCGAGCAAGTCGCCGGCTATCACAGGGGTAAAAAATATATATACCACTGGCTCGTCGATGTGGCCAAACACAAACTGACCAAGGAGCAAATGGAATGGGCCTTTTTGAAGATCTCAAAAGACCCCGAGTTTAAAAAAACAGTCAACCAGAGCAAGCGGTTGCGAAAGCCCGTCACGGCCGTCGACAAGATGGATGATGATGCAAAAACGGTGCTGCAAAAGATCATCGATGAAAATGAGCAGCTGAAAGAGCGTATCATGAGCCAGCTGGCCGACACCGCCCAGGTCAGCGAAGAGGCAGCAAGGCTCCAGCAGGCCAACGAAAAGCTGCAAGAGACAAATGACGACTTGCAAGACCAGCTGGCCCAGCTAAACAACAAAAAGCCCGAATTTCAAACCGACGACGAGGGCACCGGCTTTGATATGTCCGTCGTAAAGGAAAAGGCGTCGGACGCTGATTTGCCCATCTATCTGAAGAGGCAAACAGCTCCTGCGGCCGACAAGGCAGAAGAAGAGCCCTCCGTCACAGCCGTCCTAAAAACCGCACCAAAGAGCGAGACGACGCACGAACCGCCCCAGCAGTCAGACCCCTTTGCCGTAGTCGACCAATTGCGTGGTCAGCTGACCCGTGGCAGCCAGATCGAGATCAAAATTGTGCTCTAATCAAAAGGTAAGGGATAAGAACCATGGACCAAAGACCCAACTGCTATGAGTGCCACTGGCGAGGGACTATCCCCGGCGATGCCCACTCGCGCTGCCTGCACCCGGACATCAACTGGAGCGATGATTTGATGGGAGACTTGGTCAAAGTATTGGATGGCACTTTTGATGAGGCCATCGAAAGGTTGAACATAACAGCCAACCCGCATGGGGTCAAAAAAGGTTGGTTCTTGTGGCCGGTCAACTTCGATCCGGTGTGGCTGCGAAGCTGCGCCGGGTTTATGCCCAAGGGCAGCAAGGGCGAATAGCGTTTATTGTTTAGGGCCGGTCTTTTGGGTGACGCCGTCGATGATCAGTCGATCCATCTTGGTGTCCAACCGGTTGAGCTGGTTGTTGACCTGGCCGATTTTGTCGCTCAAATGGGTGAAGTTGACTTCGATCTTTGACATTGCGGCCGGCAGACCCTGGTTTTGCTGGACCCAGTTTTCGATCTGACCAATTTTCGAGGGCAGTTGCTGATTGGCGTCGATCCACTCGCTGTTGCGCTGGACGGTCAGATTGATGCCCGACGCCCACCAGATGGTAAAAAACACATAGAGGCCGATGGTGATGCCCAGGCCGATCAGAGCGATCACCTCGCCGGCCCGGCGGGTTGCGCGGCGTTCGTGGGTGGCATATTTTTCGCTTGCTTCGGTTGCCATCGCGCACCTCCTTCATCGGTGTTTGTATTTGGGCGGTGACAGCGCACGGTCGCCAAACCACCAGGCCGTGGCGGTGGAAGAGCTGAAAAATACGGTATAGACCATATACTGGACCAGGGCCTGTTCGTCACCTTGTTGAAGCCATTGGGAGAAGTTCTGCCGGCCGATCTGATAGAAGATCCACCCGGCCAGCGCCCACAATATAAGCGTTAATGCCGGGCGAAACAAGGCTCGGATATCGTTCACCCATCCATGGGTCTGGCCGATGGCGGCCACTGCCTTGTACGACTCGGCCAGGCCCTGCCAACTTCCCTGTTGGCTGGCCAGGGCCACCTCCTGCTCGGTCTCCTCGGCGCCGGCTTGCATCTGCAACTTGAGCAGGGAGGTCTCATGGGTCCACTTTTCCTTTTCAAAGGCCTGCTGCTGACGGTTGTGAAAATACTTGCTCGCCGTGCCGATGATCGAGCCCACCAGGCCGAAGATCCCACCGGAGGCCACACTGGCCCCTATGCCGAAAATATCACCGAGTTCCATTGCGCCACCTCCTGTTGCGACAATTTTTTTGAAAACCACCGGCGCCCAGGCCTTATATCGGTATGGATGAAGGTCCGGTAAAATCCAAAGGTGGAAAAACCCGCCTCGCGCAAACATGCCAGCAACCGCTGGGGGTTGTGATCGTACAGCGACACATCGAAAGCGATCTTTTTGTGCTGGCTCAACGGTGCGCCGCGCACCCTTGCGTTGTGGATCACACACCGGTGGCCGCTGTTGAGCCGGATGGGCCGGCCCACCAGCTCGCGGGCCCGCTGCAACATATCCAGCGAAGGCTCATGCACGCACAGCTGGCCGCAGCACGGACAGGCCAGATAGGGCTCGTCCGGGGGAAAGTTCGGCCAGCGCCAGTGGCGGGTGTCCACCTGGCTGTAGTGGGCAAAGATCATCGATAGGTCTTTCTATACCAAGCAATGGCCCGTTTGATGGTCTGTCGGTCCTCCGGGTTCAGCTGTGCCATAAAGCGCAGCCTGTGGCGTGCGGGCAGGCCTCCCAGCGGGTGCTGACGCTTGACGCTGATCCTGAGCCCTTTGAGCGAGCCGCCCAGCTTGACGTACTTTTTCAAATACTTGACCGCCGCATCGGTGTCGCCCATCTGGATCGCCCGGCGATAGTAAAACAGGGCGTTGGCGCGGTTGGTCGGGTCCACCATGGGCCGCTCGATGTTTTGTTCTTTAAGGTAGTCGATCACCAGAGATTTGGTCTGGTAAAAGGCCACCTGGCCCGGATCGTGGGTGGCGGCAAAGGTGGCGACCATGTCCTCTAAGATGCGCTCGGCAAAGCTGTCGCCCCTGATCGGCTTGCCGGCCAGGTGGCGGTAGATGGGTTCCAAGCTGAACATACGCGCCAGGTGCTCGTAGCGGTCGCGGATGGGGCGCGGTTTGGTCACGTCGGGAAAGACCTGACGGCCGGTGAGCATCTCGGCCGTGCCCTTGATGTCGGGACGGACGCCTTGCACCAGGCGGTTGGCGGTCGACACCGGCGCTTCGGCCAGCAGCTGCCACCAGCGCTTTTTGCCGCTGCGCACGTCGGCCAGATCCTGGGGGATGTCCTCGGCGCCGATCCAGCTCAGGGCGTCGGACAGGGCCCCTTGCATGCGCACGCTCATAATGGAACCATCCGGGCGCCGGCCCAGGATCAAGTGCAGCTGACGGCGGCCCACCTCGCCCAGCTCCTCCTCCTCGTCGGGCCATACCAGATGGTTAAAGAGCTGGACCATGGAATAGAACAGGGCCATCTTGGCCGTGGTTACGCCGGCCTTTTTGGCCAGGGCGCCGCCCATGCGCAGGCGCCGGCCCCTGGGCTCGCCCTCGACGGGCAGGTTTTTGAACATGCGCCAGTAGCGCGGGGCGTTGATCTCATTCCAGCTGTAAAAGGGGATCGCATTGCGGCGCAGCCACTGACCGCCCTTGCTCAGCCCGCCGTAGTCGCCGATCAGCTCGCGGGCCAGCAAGGCGGCCTTTTTGTCTGGATCGGTGACCGCATCGACCTTGGCCACGTCGCTGGCACCGTAGACCCGTTTGCCGGCCCTAACTTTTTCTTGAAAATAGCGATAGGAGGCCAGGCGCAGCACGTTTTCGCGCCAGGTGGTAAAGTTTTTACTGCCCCCCCAAAAGCGCTTGATGTAGTCGATGCCCTTGCGTTTGTCGGCCCGCAGGGCGCTGATCAGCTGATCGAACTGGGCGCTGTCGGTAATGTCGGGGATGTCATGCACCGTCATGCCCGAGCCGATCACGCCGTACTTGAGGGCCTTGGTCAGCTCGGCCTTGGTGGCCGGCCCCATGGGCTTGTCGTAGTGATGGGCCCACAGGTCTATGGCGGCCTGCTTGGTCCAATTTAAGATCTTGGGGTCATAGGCCAGGACGATATCGAAGTCGCCGGACAGGTTGTTAAAGTTGTACTTGAAAAAGCGAAAAGGGTTGATCAGTATCCAGCGCTTCCACCAATTAAGGGTCTTTTCAGCCGCTTCGGCTACCACGTTGTCCTGCTTGAGGTTCATAAACTCCTTGCCGTTGAGCACTTCGGCCAGCTCGGCGGGCACTACCCAGCGCTTGTCGGTGCCACGGGTCCACACCTGACGGATCTCTTCTTGGCTGATGGGCAGCCCGGCGGCCACCTGTTCGAGCAGCTTGTCGGTCAGCGAGTTGGTCAGATACCAGGCCGATCCGGGTTTGGGTATCCACTCGGCCCAGCCGGCCGACCCTTTGCGCGGCTCGCGCTCTTCCATGAGCTTTTGCCAGGTCATGTGGGCGTCGCCCAGGGCCTCGGCGATAAAGGCCTTGCGCTCGTTGACGGCCTTTAGCACCGTGGCCGCGCCCATGTCGCCCGCGTCGGCCAGCCGTGCGATCTCGGAAAAGTCCATATACTCCAGGTCATCTTCCAGGGGCTCGCCCATCTTGCTCATGCCGATGGCGATCTTTTGCCGAAAGGGCATGGTGGGGTCCAGCTGCCAGATCTCGTCGGTGAGCGCTTTGATCTGGGCCTTGGTATCGCTGTCCAGGTCTCGACCGTCGCCGCGCAGGTAGGCCACCTGGTTGCGCAGCTGTTGCAGCCGGTTGTAGTTCTCCTGGCCGCCGACGATGGCCACATAGTTAAGCTGTCGGGCCTTGTGGCGCAGCTCGCCGATGATGTTGCTCGACTCATCCAGCTCATCGAGGATACGCTTGGTCTCCAGCTGGGAGTAGCCTTGGGCCAGCACCTTGAACTCGCTTTGCATGTATTCGGTGTTGTAGTCTTTGATCGAGCCGGTGCGGTAGATCTGCCAGCCCTTTTTCTTGGTGCGCACATCCCGCGAGCCGGTGCCCACGCCGGCCATGTGGGCCAGGTTGGCATACTGGAGCACTTCATGGTGAAAGTAGCGCTCGTCATCCAATACTGAGCGGTCCAAAAGGCCCTCGGCCACCAGGTCCCGGCGCAGCTTGCGCATGATCTTGCGCCGTTTTTGCAGCGCTGCGGCCACGTCGGCGTTGGCCGCCACGCGCTGGTCGATGCGAGCCAATGACTCGCGCAGCTGGTCGGCGCTTTCAAAGCCGAAGGGCAGCTCGCCGTAGCGCTCCTGCCAGTCGTTGAGCGGCCGGCCCTCGGTCTCCACGTCGTAGAGCATGTCGTCGAGCACGATCTTTAGGTTAAACAGGTCGTATCCGGCCGGCCCCAGCTGTTTGGGGTTGAGGATCTCTTTTAGGTCCATCACCGCCCGCGACTTGGAGTAGCTGGCGATCTCCACGAAGCGGCGCAGGATCTCGTTTTCCTTGCCAAAGTATTTGTTGGGCATCTGCGGATACATCTGGCCCGGCGTGAAGGTGGCGATGGCCGTTTTGAGCCAGTCGGAAAAACGCTGCTTGACGCTGGCCTTGTCGCGGCCACGGGCGGCTTTCATCTGCTCTTCCACCGGTTCGGGCAGCACCTCGCCGAAAACGTCGGTGGTGTCGGCCACCTGGAACAAGGTCATGCCCTCGCCCAGGGCTTTTTGACGCATCTCGCGGGTGATGGGCAGGTGCCAGACTTCCCTGGCATATGGGCTTGACCTGTCAATTTTTTCCCCTGGAGACAATGCGGTTTTTGGGATCACTATTGTCTCGGCCTTGGCCTTGCCCCAGGCCTTTTTGCCGAAGAACTTGTTGACCGTGGCCGGCAGGATCTTGTCGTAAAAGCCGCGCATTCCCTGGCCGCCGACTTTGAGATCCAGGCCGTCGAAGATGCCTTGGTCATCCTTTGCATCGATGATCTTTTTGGCCAAATCCTTGCCAACATGGTCTTCTAAAGCACGCTCGGACAGCTTGTCTTTCTCAAGGATGGGCCGATCATCTTTGTTGGCAACGATGGTGATGCCGTCTGGATGCTTCTCGTAGTAAAGATTATCGATGTGCTTTCTCAAATCATACCGCTCGGCCTGCACCTCGCCCGGCGTCCAGGCGATGGCGTCGAAGCCGGCCTCGGCGGCGTAGCGCACCATCCTTTTCATGGCCAGCAGGGGCCAGGTCTTTTTGTAGGGGGCGTCGGGGACCATGCCCTCTTGCATGTTGACCCTGCGGTAGTGGGCCTGTTGTTCGACAACCTCTTTTGAGCTATGGCGTATTCTATCCCCCTCTCTGTCCAACAGCTCCTTATCTGTTTTGGGATCTGCCATGGTCCACTTGTTTGCGGTTTGCTCTGCCACACCTTTGCCCCACATTGTGGCAAAAACAATCTCCCCGGCAGGATTTTTCACCACCCATATTGGATTGGTTTTGCCGAGACGCCCACCAGCCTTTATCCCTTCGAGTATCCGCTCTTGATCCTCCCTCGTCAGGCGATCAGATAAAGAGGTTATGTCCGATGCCTTCAACCCGGAAATATCTCGCATGTAATCAACGGGCCAATGGTCTGCTTCTTTTTTTAATTCTTCTTGCGTATAAGTGTGGACGGTGCCGACCTTGCGGATTTTTGGGTGTGGTATATCGCCTTTATACCCCTTCTGGCGCCCGGTCTGGTGCCAGTCGCTCTGGATCTCCTCGATGAACAGGATGCGCTCGCCATCGGTGCCGGTGCGCTCGTTGAAACGGACATGGGCCAACACGTTGGGCTCGTCCCAGTGGGTGGATTTATAGGTTGCTTCTTTTTGCTTTGCCCGTTGTGCTCTGTCTTTCTCTATTTCAGACATTTGGCCAATGGCCATTTCGTCAGTGCCTCTAAACCCATACCGCGTAGTTAATCGATTTCCGTTTTCATCAAAAATGACTATATCGCGCTGCCCAGTGTACTCATTTTCTTCTATTGTTTCGACTGTCCAGCTTGACGTATCAATATCTTTTAAAGGTGCTTGTTTTGCCGGCAGCGTCAGCAGCAACTCGCGGTAGTTCTCGCCGCCGGGTTCTTGCCATTGGGCGAATTTGGTGGCATCGCCAAGATGGGGATATCTTTCTGATTCAGCAATAATCTCTTGCTGTTGTTCATCTGTTAAATCTGCCGTCCATCCACCATAACCCATCTCTTTGGCGATGGTGTCTAAAACCGGATATGTACCCTTTACCACCTCCTCGATCCGCACCCGGCCGGCGGCCAGCTGGGCCAGCACGTCAGCCTTTGTAACGGCAAACTTTTGCTTTTTAGCCTCGCCCTTTAAGCGGTCTATGATCCGGTCATAGCTTTTGATGCCTTCGAGGGCGGTTTCATGTCTTCCGAGCAAGAAGTCCATATATCCCCTTCCAAGCTCGTCTTTGATCTGTTTGGATTGCTTTTGCTGCTCGACCCATTCGGCCTCTTTTGTCTTTTGGAAATCATCCAACCACTCGCGCAGCCCCGACCACTCCAGCTCCTCGGCGTTGATCTGGCCCTTTTTGGCCCAGATGTCGAGCAGCTTTTTGATCTGCGCCGGCGTGCCTTTGCCCGGCAATTTGGCTTCCAGGTGACGTTCCATCTGACTGTACCATTTGGCGGCCCGCTGTTCGGCCATCAGGGCGATGCTGGTGCCCGTAGCCGGTCGCATCGGTTGACCGGTATAGGCCCGGCCGGCCATTCGACCGAAGATATCCTCGGCGCTGACAAAGCCGGCGCCGCGCAGGGCGCCTCCCACCCGCCGGAGCAAGTTGCGCAGCTTGATGAAGATGCGCCGCAGCCATCCGATCGGTTTGGTGCGCCCGGCCATATAGTCGGCAAAGCCCTCGGCGGCGGCCTCTTCGTTGCCGTCATACATCTTCATCAACCGGCCATATTCGGCCTCGGGCAGCACCCAGCGGGCCAGGATATGCAGCGCTTCGTGGTAGCTGGTGCGCTCCAGTCTGGTCAGGTCCTGCTCCAGGGAGAGCTGTACCAGGGCGTTGAAGCGGCTAAAAGTGGTGGCGCCCAAGATGGTGGAAACGCTCTTTTTCTGGGCGGCCCACTCCTTGACGGTCTGCTCGATGTCCTTGCCGCGCAGGTCGATGATCGGCTTAAAGTCGAGGGTGATCTGCTTGCGCAACGCCTTGGAGACTCCGGCTTTGGACAAGGCGGCGGTGACCACCTCGGCGGCACGCTGGACGTTGCGCACCTGTTGGACATTTAGGGCCCGGCGTTCGACGGCGGTGCCCATGGCAAACCGGGTGACCCCTTCGGGCAGGTCATCGGGCAAGGTTTCGTCCAGGGCCTTTGGAATACCGGCGCTCAGCGGTTCTCCAAAGGTGCCGACCAGTTGGCCCTGGTTGATCTGCTCGGTGGCATTGCGCATCAACCGGCCCAGGGCCCGACGCGCATCGGCGCTGAGCTCATAGTCATAAGCGGCCATAAAGTTCCTGGTGGCGATCACAATGCCCTTGGGCGTATCCTTGACCTCTTTGATGTGTTCTTTCCAGTCCTCGATTTCATGGCGGTGGAGGTTAAGGTCGTCGACCAGCAGGCGCATGATCCCGTTTTTTAAGTCCTTCATGGCCTGGGTGCGGATCTGTCCCGAGCTTTTCGTATGGTAGACTATGCCGCTGGGCGCCGGCGTCTCTTGCTCGGCCGTCTCGTCTTCGACGCCGAGCAGCTCATCGGAGCTCAGCCGGGTCAGCTCCGCTTTGATCTCGGCGATGCGGCGTTGGATCTCGGTCATTTCCTCGCGGTATTTGAACGACTCCTGGGCGATCTTCTCATATTCGGCCATATCCGCTTTGTGCGCCTTAATGGCCTTGCGATGATAATCCGGCCTCGTTTTGCTTTCGGCAATTAGCTCGTTGAGTTTTCTGGTGATCCGCTGGGCCAGGCTTTTGCGCCCTACGTTGTAGATATGGCCCAGGAATCGGCCCTTGAATCTTAGGCTGATCGGGATATTGCCGACCTTTTGGGTGCGCCAATCTTCGTCCCTCCTATCCCGGACCTCAGACCATTGCAGCTTAGTCGACGGCTTTCTCTCCTTAGTATAGTTTTCCCGGCCGATCAGCTCGACCCTTAGCTCGATATCGCCGGCGGCCAGCTTATACTCGGCGCTGAGCCTGGGGTCTCCATACCCATCTTTGTCAGGAGCGTTTTTGCGAAAATCGCCCATGGGCTTGCCGATAAACTCGTCCTCCCAGGCGCTGATCTGGCTCTCGATGCGCTTGGTGAGGATCTCATAGGCCTCCTTGCGGGGCATCTCCTTGCCGTCGATGGTCAGCTTTTCAAGCCTGCCGGTAGGAAAGGCCTCGTCCGTGTATGCCTTGAACTGCTCGGCGTTTGCCAAGTCGATCTCTGCGTGCCTGATCAGTTCCGGGATCTGGTTGATCTCCCGTCGGGCGTTGGAGACCTTGCGAATATGGGCCTGTTCGGCGATCCGGTGTTTGTGCAATTGGCTGGTCAGCTTGCTCTTTTCAAACAACAGCTTGCCGGCCTTGCCCGAGGCCGCAGCGGCGAACTCGTTAAAATCGGCCTGCTCGGCGCTGTACGGGTCCTCGAAGTCGCGGCCGTCGATATCGCCGGTCAGAACCTGGTCGGCGCCCTTTTGCTTGGTGGCCAGGCGCTGGAACATAACCGCGTCCAGGGTGTCCTTGGTGGCGTATTGTAGCACTTCGACCTGGCTGTTTTTGTTGCTTTGACGGATAAACCGGCCGTTGCGCTGCTCCATATCCATGGGCCGATCCGGCACGGTCAGATGATGGCCGGCCACGATCTTGTCGGCGATGTCAACGCCAATGCCCAGGCGCTCGGTGGTGCCGATAATCACCCGGATCGCCCCGCTGCGCACCCGGTCTTTGATGGCTTCTTCTTTGGTATCGGATAGGCCGGACTCAAATATGACAACTTCGTCATCGCCGATGCCGGTTTTGATCAGCTTGGCCCTAAGATCTTCGTGCAGGTTAAAGCGCGGAGCTTTGGCGTTGTCTCGAATCAGATCGCAAAATATGACCTGTGTCCCCTGGATATCGGCAGACTCTTTGTAGATGCGCTGGGCCTCGCGCACACAGTTGTTGACCTTGCTGTTGGGATCGTCTTGGAAATACTGCGGGTCGACCAGGCGCATATCCACGGCGGCCTTTTTGGCCAGGCCATAGAGCACGATGGGCACATGCTTCTGTTGCCGCTTTTCTCGGCCGGTCAACAATTCCCATGCCTTCCATCGATCGATGATATCCTTGATATAGAGCGTCAGCTCGGGCGACTTGTCGTTGACGACCATCGTGGGCTTGTCGCCCTTGATGTCCGGCAGGCGCAGGTTGGCATCTTTGGTCAGGCGCACGTCGGCGCCGCTGTAGAACATGCTCAGCAACTCGGGGCCGTTGGTGTAACTCTTAAAGCGCTCGATCTCTTTGAAGCCGCTGGCCGTCTGTTCGGTGTCCTCATCGACCACCCCGAAGGTGGAGGCGAAGTTGTCGAACATCGCCACGCCATAGTCTTCGAGCAGATCGGGCCGCACATAGCGCAGCATGGTCCACAGCTCGGCCAGGGTGTTGGATATCGGGGTGCCGGTGGCCGTGATAATGTTTTTCCCGCCGGTCTTTTGCCGGACAAACTGGCTCTTTAAGATCAGGCTGGTCGACTTTTGGCTGGAGCCGTTGTCGATGCCGCGCACCTTGTTCAGCTTGGTGTAAAACTCGCTGCGCTTATAGGAGTGGACCTCGTCGACCAACAGGGCGTCGATGCCCATCTGCTCAAAGGTCAGCGCCTCGTCTTGGCGACGGTCCAGCAGGCGATCCAGACGCTGGATGCGGTTCTCCTTGAGGGTTTCCAGATCCTTGACCGTCCAGGAGTCGGAGCCCTCCTCGGCTACCGCCTCGGCAATGGCATCCTCGATTTGTGCGATCTGCTCATCGACAAAGGCCTGCTCTCTGGCCGGATCGTTGGCGATGCCGTCGAAAAAGCTCTGGGGCAGCACGATGGCGTCCCAGTCATTGGTGGCCATGCTGATCAGCAGCTTTTTGCGCTGCTTGGCGTTGCGCTGTTTGTCGTTGGGGATCAGCACCTTGGCGCCCGGATAGAGCACCTTAAAGCTGTTGCGGTACTGGTCGATGGTCGAGTTGTGGGCCACGATCAGCGGCTTGCGGGCCGTGCCGATGCGTTTCATCTCCATGGCCGTGGTGATCAGGATAAAGGTCTTGCCGGTGCCCACACCGTAGGCCAGCAGGACAGACTCTTGCAGGGCCCGTGATACGGCAATTTTCTGATGCTCACGCAGCCGCAACGGGGCGCCATCCACATTAACCGGGCTGGCGTTGGGGTAAACATCGATATCCGGGGCGGTGTGCTTTCTCAGCACGGTGCCGTTTTTCTCTTCGTTATACTTGGCGGTCAACCTGGAGGTCCAGTCGGCGTGCCCCTTGGCCCAGGCGACAAACTCGTCGCTGACCTCGTTCATCTTGATCCGAGCCTCTCTGGATTTTTCCTTATCCTCGTAGGTGCTCTTGCCGTCCTCGGTGGGCACCATGACCTTTGGCGATTTAAGGTTAAGGGCCAGATCGATCAGACCGACGGCCGAAATATCGCCGCTGGCATAGGTCTCACGGTTTTTTATGTTGAAAGCGCCGGAGTTTATGCCGATATGCCAGCGCGACACACCGGCCTTTTCGACGTACTCAACGGTGGCGTCGACCTCGATGACCTCTTTTATAAAGTCCTGGACCGCTTCGGCCGGCAGCCAGGTCGAGCCCAGGCGAAAGGTGATAAACTCGATATCAATATCTTCGGGAATAACCGCCTCAAGCGCCTTGACATTGGCATTATAAGACGGATCGCCCTGAGCGAGCGTCTTGGCCTTGGCCAGCTTTTTTTTCACGTTGCCGGACAGATACAGGTCGCGCTGCTCGACCTTGCCGGTGTCCGGGTTGACAAACCCCAGGCCCTTTTCAACGATCTCGCGCTTGATCGCTTCGGCATCCTGGATGCTCAACAGCTCGGACAGGTACGGCATCGACACCTCGCCACGGTAGATGATCGAAAGGTTTATGGCGTCCTCGATGCTGTCGGCCGAGTCGGGCTCTCTGAAAGGATATACGGTGCGCTCGGTAAAGATCGGCGCCTTGACCCATTCGGCGTCGGGCCCATCGCCCACGCGGACCTCCAGGGCGTCGACCAAGGCAAAATCGTTGTCCAGCTTTGACAGAAAACTGTTTGCAGCGTTGCCGTTGAAAGCCTTGAATTTTTTGACGTAGGCATCATAGGTCTGGTTGAGTCGGCGCTGGTAGTCTGTGACCTGGGCGTCGGTGGTGGCCTCATCGCCCATGGCCGCAATGGTCTCGGCCGTCAGGTCGCGCAGCTTGAGATAAGCCTTGACGCGCTTGAGCTGTGCCGGCTTGAGCGGCATCTTTTCACCTTTGCTGCCCACATAGTGTGGGGAGACCAGACGGCCGTTTTCAATGAGTTTGATCTCGCCGTCTTTTACGGTCAGCGTGCCCTCTTTGGCGTTCATCCCGGCCAGCTCCACCCTTTCCAGTTGACTCAGATCGCTGCCTTCGCCGGCAATATTTTCTGGAAACGATGTCACGGCCTCGGCCATCTGCCCGGCCAGATCACCCGAGGGCTCAACGGTGTAAGTGTTGGCCGCGTACATCGAGCCTTTCATCGAGTGCTTGCCCAGGACCATCTCAGGGTTTTTGATAAAGTATTCGTTGATCGCGTAGCTGGCCCGATAGTCTGTCATGGCCTCTGAGACGGCCTCTTTGGCCGCCTTGTACCGCCGGCGATAGGCACGCATGACATGGGCCTTGGCGTCTTTTTGGGGCTTGGTTTTCTTCACTCGGGCAAACCGCTCCCGCGCTTGCATCAGCTTTTTTTCGGCCGCCCTGAACTCTTTGTTGTCGAGATAGTCGACCACGCGAAAATCGTGGCCCAGGCTCGCGGCGTTGGAGTCCTTTTTGCGAAATACCAGCACATCGGTGACAACCTCTGTGCCGGCATTGCTCTTAAATGCCGTGTTGGGCAGGCGTATGGCGCCGATCAGGTCGGCTTTGTTGGCCAGGTATTCGCGCACATTGCCGTTGCTCTTGGCGTCCATGGACCAGGCCGAGGTGATGGCCATCATCAGACCGCCGGGCTTGGTGGCGTCCAGGCTGCGGGCCAGAAAGTAGTTGTGCAGCCGCCAGCCGTCATAGTCAGGATGGCGCTTGTCTGAGATCGAAACGCGGCCAAAGGGCACGTTGGTAATGGTCAGGTCGATGGAGTTGTCCAGCACCGCCCTGCTTTTTTCAAACGGGCCCACCTCTATGGCGGCTTGGGGATACAGCTTGGTGAGAATCCGGCCGGAGAGGCTGTCTTTTTCCACGCCGAAAAGAACCGATTCTTGGGCGATATCCTGGGGCATGAGACCAAAGAAGTTGCCGACGCCGGCGGCGGGTTCGAGCACGGTGCCGCCCTTAAACCCCAGACGTTTGGCCAGGTCCCACATGTTGGTAACGACCTCTTTTGAAGTGAAATGAGCGTTGATCGTAGACGCTGCCGCCGAGCTCCACTCCTCCTGGGTCATCAAGCCGCCGAGCTGGGGGTGCAGCTTTTTGCCGTACTTGTTGGCCCACTGGTTGTACTTTTTCAGCGTTTCGGGCTGCCAAAAGTAATCCTCCGGGGCCGTGTCTTTGTTTTTGGTCAAGTAGCGGTGATAGTCGGCGTTGAACACCTTTTGCGAAAAGGCGCCCCAACCGACATATTGGGCCAGGATTTTCTTTTCGTCAGGGGTGGGGTTGCGATCTTGTTCTTCCAGCTGTTTGAGCAGGCGAATAGCCTTGATGTTGGCGTTGATTTTGCCCTCGATCCCAGGCGGGGCGATAACATCGTCGGGGGCGATGACGTGGTTGCGATCCTCGGGCGCTAACGCTTCTGTGCCTTGCGCTCCTGGAGAAACTGAGCTCCCTTTTCCTCCGCCCACTTGATCATCTGCTCGAACAGGTTTTCGTCCGGGCTTTGCTTGTCCGGTACGTCCGCCGGGGCGATGAAGTTGTTGATCAGCTCCTGTCTCTGGTCGTATGCCAGGTTCTTGCTCTTCAGCTCCTGCGCGTACTGGCCCGAATTGATCAGCGTCTGTCTGATCTCCTGGTCCAGCTGGTCGGGGTTCTCCCGCCACTTCTTCACGGTCCCGTAAAAGTCCCTCATCAAAAGGTATTTCATTCTCACCGGATACAGGCTCATTGGCGATCTCCTCTCTTACGAATTTCTCGAAATAGGGGCGGCCTGCCGGACTCAGGGTCTGCAGCGACAGGGCCACAAACTCCTTGGCCGATTTGCCGGCGGCCAGCATTTCATCCCAGGCCAGTTTGAGCAGCGGCCGGATCTGCTCCCATTTGGTTGGGTCGACCTCGCCGAGCTGGCCCTTTTCGCCCACAATCTTATTGATCTGCTTGAGGGCGTCCAGGGCGTTGGCCAGGTGCTGTTTGGTCTCTTTGGCCTTTTGCCGGGCGGCCTTTTTTACTTTGGCCGGCTGTTTGGCCGCCTGGGCGTTTTGCTTTTGCCGGGCCTTGACCTTTTTGCGGCGCTCTTTTAAGGTCTCCGGCTTTTTCGGCTTTTTCGGCTTTTCGGCCTCGGCCGCCTGCCGGTCCCACTCGGCCAGAAGGTCGTCGGCGCTAACGCTGGCTAATGGTTTATTATTTGCTATCTGTGAATCTGGTGTCAAGGGCTTTTCAGCCTCGGGCGTGACCAGCTCCCAATCTTTGGCGTCAAAGTGCATGCTGCCGGTGTTTTCGGTCTGGATCGACTCATTGCCCTGGCTGTCGCGGCTGATGTGTTCGATTCGTCCGGCATTTTTTTCGCTGATGCCGCTGCCCTGCTTGGGGCGCACGATATCGCCGATCTCAAATTTCACGGATGCTTTTTCTTCTTTGGTCTTCTTGATACTGGAAGGGTGAGGGGGTTTTTCCCCGGTTTCCAGCTCCATCCTGGCCATCCTCATGGCGGCGGCCCTGGCCTGCTCCATATTCCAGGGGCCGGTGTGGATCTGGCGCAGCTTCCGCTCGTCAATACGCTCGATGCTGTAATAGCCGTCCTTGGCTTCGCTCGGGACAATGCGATAGGATACGCGCTCGGAGGTATTTTTTGCCGACGGTATCCAGCCGGCGCCCTTGTTTTCGAGGTGGTCGCGCAGGCGGGTGAGCGATCTTCGCCCCTCGGGTGTCAGGCCGGTTTTTTTGCCGGCCGGAGGTTCACTTTCTTTGGCCCTCAATAGCCGTGCCCGATTCTCATCCGAAATGTTGCGCCACAAGACCCTGGCGGGCAGCTTAATGCCGGCCTTGGCCATAACTTCGCGGCGGCCCTGGGGTGTCAGCTCTTTATCCCACCAGGTTGAATCGGCAGGTTCTTCTGCCGGCGCCGGGGGCTTTTCCAGCTTGGCCAATTCCTCTTTGGCCTCGTTGATAATGGTCTTGAAGGTCGGTATTTCGCCCGCCCCGTTTTCCAGGGTTCGCATCTGCGCATTGACGGCCAGCATCGTACCCCGTGGGAACTTGTCGCCGTGGGCCTGGGCCTGTTTTTTAAGGTCAGCCAGCTGCTCGTACAGGGCAGGGCGCTCGGCCTCAGTCATCTGGACATAGCGGCCATTGACCATTCGCATAACATCGGTGGGGATCTGCGGCGCTTCTGGCGCCTTTTCCATCTCGGCCAGCTTTTTGCGGATGCGGTGGGTCAACACCGAGGGGTTTTTCGGCGCGGTCTCTTTGACCAGATCTCCCAGGGCGGTGCGCTGCTCGTCGGTGAGAGAGGCCACCAACTCGTTATATTCGGCTTCGGCCTTTTCGCGCTTGGTTTGCGGTTTTTCGGTCGGCGTTTCAACCTGGGTTGAAACGGTTTCACCCGGTTCTTCCGGTTTTGGCCCGGTTTGACCCCGTTTGTCGATCACCCCCTGAAAGACGCGGTGCATATCATAACCGTCACGATCGAACATGGTGCCGTCGATCACGCCGCGCTCGCCCACATAGAGTCCGCCGTCGGTGAACTCGTTGACCAGGGCGATGGCCTCGCGGATCTCCTCCACACTGGTGTTAAGCCGGCGTGCCAGGCCGTAGGTGGTGGGCCGCTCTTTTTTCTCCGGGTCGAAGTAGTGGCTCAGCACGTTGGTCATGCTGACCTTGCGGTACTCGTCCTCGGTCAGCAGCTCGCGGGCCTGTTGGTGTAGCTCCTCCTGGGCCTTTTGCTTGGCCCGGATCTTCTTTTTATACTCGGGGTCCTCAAAAGCCTTGTTGATCAGGTTCATGCCATACTTATCAGCCAGGGCCCGGCGCACCGGTTCGTGCAAATCGACCACGCGGTCCATGCGCTCGTCGCCCCAGGTCTTGCCTTTGCCTTTGATCACTCGGGCCAGTCGCATGGGCAGATTGCCCAGGCTCAGACGCTCCAGAAAATAGTCCAATTCATCGGCCCTGGCCGCATTGGAGCGCTTGGACATATCGCGGTTGGCTCTGAACCACTGGGCATAGTCTTTGATGCGGTTGTAGTCGCCTTCGGTTTTAGGCGGCAGCTCATAGGCTTGTGCCTCACCCGTTAATGGCAAACCGGTTTGTGGCTCACTTTCGGCCGTTTTTGAGTCACTAATGGCCGCCTTGAGCTCTTCGGCCCCTTGCCCGCGTGGCACGGTGGCCACCGGGGCGGTACGGCCGCCAGCGATCTTGTCGATGATATCCTGGGCGATGGCGTCGTCGCCCAGCGGGTCGGCGGCCTTGGAGGCCTCATGGGCGTCGATGTCTTCTTCAATGGTGGTCTGCTCGGTGGCCGCAGCGGCAGCCTCCTCCTGGGCCACGGCATTGGCCGCGTTTTCGCCCAGGTCCACGTCGGCCTCGATCATGGCATCGAGCTGGGCGTCGGTGGCGATGGGCGCATCCAGGTCGATGGCCTCGTTGTTTGCCACCGCCTGCATGGCCGTGTCCTGCCACAGCGCCGCCACTTGCTCATTGACCGGGGCGATGGCGTCGTGGACCATCTTGACCGCAGCCTCGCGGGCCTCCGGTGAGGCCTCGGGGTCTTTCAAGGTGTTTTGCACCCGCTTGCTCACCCGATGCCGGCCATACTCGCCCAGGCCGGCAAAGATCATCGAGGCCACCAGCGAGGGGCCAAAGGCATGGATGGCCGCCTCGGTAAAGCGCTGGCTGCCGATGCCCAAGCCTTGCAACTCTTCGGCCTGTAAACCGGCGGTGAGCATCTCTGAGGCGGTCTCGATGCCCACGATGCCCGTCCCGCGCTTCAAAGCGGACTTGACGCCCTGCTTGAAAAGGGATGCAACCGTCTCCTTGAGGGCTTGCTTGCCAGCGGCGGAAGCCAGTTTGCCAGCACCCAGGGTCAAACCTTCCAAAAGATCGGCGCCAAACTCGAAACTCCACTCGTACATGCCGCTGCGCATCGCGGCCGGCTCGGCCTGGTCCAGCGGCACGCCGGCATTGAGAGCCTCTTCCAGAAACGAGTCATATTCGCTCATACCGAAAAGGGTGGCGCCACCGGTGGCATAACCGAGAAGACCGCCGATGAAGGTGCCCACGCCAGGGCTGACAAGAGAACCTATGGCGGCACCGGCGGCCGCACCGGGCAGGCCTGCGGCTATAGAAGTAGTGGCTGCACGCAGGCCTTCGTGAAACCAGCGCGAAAACCCCTTGCGGTTGGGATTGACATCCAGGCTCGGGTTGGCCTTGCGAAAGTCTTCGGCCCACACGACGGCCTTGGATAAAAAGTCACCGCCTTCGACGCCGGCCTCCGGGCCGCCGGGCAGGGCGCGACCGGCGCGGGCGTACATTTCGCCAAGATCGATCAAGCCGCCGGCGACATCGCCTGTGACGGACTTGATCAGGCCGGGCTCGGGCGCAGCCTGGCGCCGGTCCTCTTCGTCCATCCAGGCCAGAATCGATTGCAGATCCACGTCGCCGGCTACCGGGGCGACATCTCCCTTGATGCGTTTGAGATAATCTTGGGTTTCGGCCGGCATAATGCCTTTTTCAATATTGCCGGGGCCGGCATTATAGGCGGCGATGGCCTTGTCCCAGTCGCCACCGAAGCGGTCGGCGTTCTGGCGCAGATAGCCGGCTGCATAGTCGATGGCCTGGACCGGGTCGTCCGGGTCCACATCGGGATGATAGTCGGGCATGATCTGGGCGATACCTCTGGCCCCTTTGGGCGAGACCGCCTGCGGGTTAAAGTTACTCTCTTGGGCAATCACCCGTGCCAGCAGGTTTTCCGGCAGCCCATATTTTTGCTCGGCCGCTTTAATGTGGGGCAGGTAAGGCTCTGCCTGGGGCGGTGGTTCAAAACGAAAGGCCTGCGGCGCTGAGCGCGGGGCCTCGTCCTGCTCATCCATCCACCGGCTTATTTCTGCCAATGAGACAGCCATTTTGCCTCCTTGTTATTTCTGAAATCCAGCGATAAGCTCTCGCAAACGCTTTTTCTGTGCGGCGCTGGCCTTATTGTAATAGTCTTTGAACTCATCTTCGGAAACGGTCCCGGCCCGCAGGGCCTCTGCAATCGCCTTGTCCCTTTCGACATCGTTATCGATGAATTTCTTGGTATTGGGATCAAAGATTTTGAGCTCTTCTTTGAGGGTCTCAGGATCTGTGACCCTGTGAATTTCGGCTGGTTTCTGCGCCTTGATGCGCTCTTTGGTCAGCTCGAACTGCTGCTTCGACTTCGCTCCCGCCTTGGCGGCCACTTCCTTGTGCTCGACGCCAAAGGCCGCCTCCAGCTTCGTGCCGTACTCTTTTTCGGTGGTCGGCGACCAGTAGCTGCGCTTGGTGCCCCGGATGGCCTCGATGGGCGCCCGGCCGGTGGGCAGGCCGGATAAAAATTTATCCTGAGCATCGGCGCCGGCGTAGTACATCTGCAGGTAGCGGTTGCGGGCGGGGACATTTGTCCCCACCGGCGGCGGCGCCGTGCCGGTGGCGGCGGCCGCCTGGGTTCGGGTGGCACCGGTGGGGGCGCCTTCGCCGCGATCGTAGGTGCTTCTTGGCGCACCTCTTTCGACGGTCTCCACGGTGGGTGCGTTGGGCGCCGGGCTGGCGGCCGCCGTGCCGGGTCCAGGACGATCCGGCCGGGCATTGGGGTCATTAAGGGTAAACCGGGTCGGTCCCTGCGGGCCCAGATTGAGGCGCTGCAGCGCCTGGCCCACATCACGGCCCGCCTCGATGGCACCCTGGCCAAATTGGGTAATGCCGGTGGTTCGGCCCACATCTCTGCCCGCCTCGGCAAAACCGCGTCCCATGGTGGTAAAGCCCTGTTTGATGTTGCTCAGCTCGGTGCGCACCCGCGTCCAGATATCGCCGGCACCGCGCCGCACGGCACCTGGGCCTATGTCCGGGGTGGGACTGGGCCGGGGCGCATAGGACCCCATGCGGTTGGTGTAGTGGTAGTTCAGCCGCTGCATGGGGGTCAACGGATCGGTGCCCCTTTGAAAAGGCGGCTTGTATTCATATTCGTATGGCATGGCGGCCTCCTAAGATTAAGTATGATGTACGGTAATATCTTGCCAGCTGTGGCTGTACGCCCTGCTATGACTGCTGCTGGCCGAGGCGTTGGCCGATTGGCTCGTCGAGTCGCTGCGGCTCTCCCGGTGCGAAATATCGGCCGACGCCGATACCGAGGCCATGGCCGATGCGGCCAGCTGGCCCGACACACGGGCGGCGCTGCGGATCGACTCGGTCATCATCTCGTACCTGGCAATGGCCGTGCGCGTGGAGACATCGGCCTCTTTGATCTCCAGGTCGATCTGGGCCTTGAGCTCTTCGACGCGACCGAGAAAGGCCCGCACGGTGGCATCTACCTCGGCCTGATATCTTTTGATCTGGCTCTCGTAAACCCCCACCTCCAGCTCTTCGACCTTGACTTCGGTCTCGGCCTGGGCGATGGCCGCCTGCACTTCGGCCCGGTAGCGTTCGATCTCGGCCCGGTAGACCTCCACCCGGCCACGGTTGAGTTCGACGGCCACCTGGGCGCGGGAGACATCCACATCGGCCCGTGCCTTATAGGCCTGGACCTGGGCGACATAGGCCTCAACCTGGCTGCGGTACATGTCGGCTTTGACCTTCTCGCCTTCGATCTGGTAGCGGTAGGCCTCGTATCGGGCCGTGACCGCTTGGATCTGTGCCCGGTAGGCCTCGACCAGGGCGCCGAAAGACTGCACGCGGGTGCGGTCCACCTCGGCGCGGACCCGCGTGCCTTCCATCTCGGCTCGGTAGAGCTCGATCAGCGTGGCAACGCCTTGCACCTGGGCCCGATAGGCCTCCACCCGTGCCCGGTCCACCTCCACCACGGCCTTGACCCCTTCGATCTGGGCCCTGTAGATCTCGGCCTTGCCGATCTCGGCCCGGATGCGCACTTCATAGACTTGAGCCAGGGCCTTATAGGCCTCCAGCTGGGCCTTGTAGGCTTCGACCCGGATGCCGTAGATCTTCACGGCGGCCTCCACCGTGTATTGGGCCACCTCGAAGGCGCGTTGCTGGACCTGGTTGTGCAGGGCCATCAAGCCCTTTTCCTGCTCGATGGACGAGGAGATGGTAAAGTGGGTGTTTTTCTGCGCCAGGTTGGACTGCTGGATCAGAATGTCGTTGTTCAGATCCTCGCGGATCTGGGCCACGCGGGTGTTGGCCTCGATGATCGCCCCGGATAGCGCACCGGGCGGCAGGGTAAAGCCCCGGCTGGCAAAAAAGTTCAAGGCATCGTTGACCACCTTTTCGTTTTCGGTCTGCTGGCGCGAGATGGCCCGATCGTAGATGGCCTGCTCGGTGGCCTCGTCCAGGCCGCTGCCGCCGGTCTGCAGGTCGCCCAACAGCTTGGTCGCCAGCTCGTCTCCGACTGCGCTGGTATATGCCGCCTCGTCAAAGTTGAAGCTCACATCCGGCGGCGTCAGATCCGCAGTGGGCGCCGTGCCCTCGAAATCGGCGATGTTGTACTCGGGCGGGCTGGGGATCGACACATCGGTCAGCTGCGGTACGGCCGGCAGATCGATGTCCGGCCGGGTCGGATAGTCGATGGCCGTCAGGTCCGGGGCGTTTTCGCTAAAGACCGGGAACTCGTCGGTGGGCGCGTCCGGGATGGCAAACTGCGGATCGGCCACGTTCATGGCCGGCGGCGTCTCGGCTGAGATATCCACATCATCTAAGGTGGGCGCCTCCGCGCTCATGGTCGTGGTGGCCACGGCGATGTCGGTGTCCACCGCAGGCTCGGCCGGCTCTTCCATGCCCAGCCCGTCCAGACCCATCAGGTCCAGATCGTCCACCTCGATGGGCTCCCACTCGATCAAGTACTCTTGGTTTCTGAGCTGGTCGAGCAGGTTCCAGGTTTCGTTCCAGGCCGAATCGGCATAGCTTTGCGCCTGCTGGAACTTTTCGAGCACGGTTTGGCCCGAAGAGGACACCGCTTGCGGTGCCGTTAGGTTTACGGGATCACCCGGAAAAGTAAAGGACATAGGTAACCTCCTTGCATTAGGCTTTAAACGCTGTCGACGATAGTCGTCTCTTCGACCTCGATGCCGAAAGCGACCGGCTCTCCGTAACCGTACAAGTGCGAATATTCATCGGGCACGTTGACGGGATGCGTAATGTATGCGTCGATGGGCCAATCTTCGGTCAGGCGAAGCTCGCCATTAAACCAAATCCCGTACTTGGCGATATCGGGCTGGGAGACAAAGAACTGGACATAACCGAAGACTACCACCGGCAGGCCGTAAAAATCGAAGATCTTGACGCTCACCACATAGATATCGTCGGGCATCTCCGAATCGTCTGTGCGGGTGCCCGAATAGACCAGATAGTCTTCGCCATCGACGTACAAAATCAGCTGATAGCTGTAGTTGCGGGCGCCGCTGAGATTATATCGGGAGTAAAGGCATGCGCTGTGCTCGTTTTCATCGAAAGACGCTTCCCCATTGGTCTCGCAACCCTCCTCCCAATAGATTGAGATGCCGCTATGCGTGGCGGTAGAGCCCCTGCGCTCCCACACCTCGTAATCGCCGTCGGCATAACAGCAGCGATTTCTCATCGCCTCCGGCCAGCCGTCGGCGACCAGGTCGTCGGGGATGTTGTAGTCCTCCATAAATTCCCGGTCATATACGTAATGGCTGGACGAAGTGCTGCTGCGCCCTGCTCCAACGGCAACGACCAGGCTATAGTCGTAGCGCCGTTCAAACTCTGCCGCCCGGATCTCATCATGGTAAAGCTCGATCTCAAGCTCGGTCTCGGGCACATAATCGCCGCAGGTAAAAATCACCGGGTCAACATTGTAAGAGTGGCCGAAGGGGTCCCAAATGGTGCGGTAGGCAAATTCATGGTCCCAGATGATGTGATCTTCTACGGGCGTATAGCTATATTCGCTTGGGGAAGTGGAATATTGGTTGCCGTAGAGGCTGACATCGACCAGGCGGTTATATTTCTTCCACTCCGTGCTTTTGTCCGACAAGATGCTTTCATACCAGAGGCGGTCCTGCTCTAAGCCCATGTAGTAGCTGGTGATGGTCGAAAGCGGCACGGGGCCCTCTTGATACATGTCGCCGACACGCTCGCCCAGGTATTCATGGGGCGACAGGCTGATGCCCAGCACCGGGTACATCCTCTTGCGGGTGATGATCCGCTCTTTGGGTTTTACACCCACCGGCGGCCCCGGCGGATAGTAGATCTTGGCGCGATCGTCTCCAAATACGCTGGAAACCCGGATCTCGATCCCATTGCCTAACATCGCCTCGTTGCGCAGCTGTCTCAGGCCTTGTGTGTTGGTCAACTTGGTCTTAAACATCAGCCGTTGGGCTGCCGGGACAATCCTGCGGGCCTGCTCCACGTCGCCGTACAGCTCAAAGCTGATGCCGTTTAAGTTGAAATAGCGTCGATCTGAGCGCTCATCCATGGCCACTCCAAAAAACATGCAGATTAGGGTCAAGAGGCCGACCAGGTGCGTCATCGCTCGTACCTCATCACATAGTCGGTAAACCGGGAGCTATCGACCAGCTCTCCGGCCTGCCCGCCGAAGGTGCCGGTGGCAATGCTGGCCATCACCACGGCCGGCAGGGTGGCATCCAGGCTCAGCGCATCGCCATACAGGCCGCTGTCCGAATCAAGCTCCAGGTCGGGCAACGTGGCGTCCAGGGTGCCCGTTGCGCCGATCAGGGCCTGGGCCGAGATTTTAAGGGCTGGCAGATCCCGGTTTAGGCTCGCTGTGGTGATGGCCGATGCGGCCGCAGAGATAGATAGCGGGGGCAGATCTTTGGCCAAGGTGGCCACCACCGGCGTCGATGCTTGGGCCGAGATCGTCAAGCCCGGCAGGGTCCTATCCAGACGCGCCAGCAGATCGCCCCAGATGGAGATGCCCAGCTCCATGGCCGGCAGCATGAGCTCATCGTCAGCCCTTGCGCCGGTGCGCCCGGAGGCCTCCATGGCCGGCAGGCGCTGGTCCAGCGATGCGGTGGCGCCGACCAGCGCTGCGGCGCTTAGCTCCAGATCGGGCAGGTTGGGTGTGTCGTCCATCCGTGCGCCGCCGCGCATGTCGGTCAGCTGGACGCCGGGCAGTTCGGCGTCCGCGTCGATGCGCTCTCCCGCCTGGGCCTCTATGCGCAGGTCGGGAAGGTGCGGGTGCGTCTTGCCGTCGTCAAAAAGCGTTGTCCCGTGCCAGCTCGGGCTGATGTCGCACGCACACACGATGTCGTGGTAACTCTCCTGGACGGTGACCGTCAGGATTAATACCACATTGTCGGCCGCGTGGACGTGATGCGCCTCCTGCATTACAAGGTCAGCCATAATTGCCTCCTACAATTCTCCGATTGTAGGGACAAAACTACCCCCAAAAAAAGATGGGTTTTGTCCCTTATGCCCCGTAATATTCCGGCAGCGTCAAGGTGAAGCTGTCGATGGTGTAGGTGGCCCCCACGGTGACCGAGGTGCTGCTCATGTTCAGATCGGCCCCGCTGGTGCCCACCGATCCGTCGAGGCGCGGCAAGCTGGTGCTGGCCGAGCCGTCGTCGGTGGGGTTGCCCACGAAGCGGAACCAGCCGGCCGTGCCGGTGGCGATGCCGGTATCCTGCCAGGTCTCGCCGCTGGCCTTGGAGATGGCTCCGCTGGCCGCATCGCCGAACTCCAACCCGTTGTCGAAGGCGCCGGCCACAAAGGCTCCGGCGCTTTCGCTGATCTCCAGCAGCAAGGTGCCCGAGACCGCCGCATCCGGGCTGGTGGGTTGGGCGCCGCTGTAGATGCGCAGCACGCCGTCGCGCAGCACGTCCTTGAGCGAGCCGCCTTCGGCCGCGCAGATGAGAGTGGCTGCAGCAAAGGCCTCGGCGGTGTTGACGATGCCGGTAAGTAAAGTAATGGTGCCAGCGGCCACCCCTTGGATCACAGCCCCGGTGACGGCCGTGTCGTTGGCTGCCGTGGTGGCCCCTTTGCAAAAAAGCACCTGGCCGGGGGCAAACCCGGCGGTGATGAAGCCGTTGCCCGAGTCGGTGATGGTGTCCGCGCCGGCGCCGCCGTCGACAAAAGCGCCGGTGGCGCCTTGAAACGAGGCCGTCACGGTGGCTTGCAGGCCCAGCATTTTGTTTCTAAGTCCAGTGGAAAGCTTGAGAGACATTGCTAAATCCTCCTTAAAAATAAGGGTTTATGTGTCTCCCTTTCTTTCCTGGTGCCGCACTGTTGTTTTAATCAGGCTCTAACCGATCAACCCTGCATCTCAATCGCCCTTCGCCGTCGCTGCCGCTCACGATCCTCGATGCGTGCTTGCTCTTCTTCCGCGTAGCGCATGGACTCTTCTGTGGCCGAATCGATGGGTTTCTTCGGCCTCCGCGCAGAGGAAAACGTCGGCTTAAATGATGTGACCGGTTTGAAAGAGGTCTGTGGCAAATAAGAGGTCGTCGGCTTAAATGATGTCTCCGGCTTAAATGATGTCGGAAATAAAATGGTCCTCACCCCCCTTCGGAGTCGGCGATCATGGGCCGCGCCTGTCTTGATAGAGCTTTTTTACCCGCTTCATGTATTGGGCCCGCTGCTCGGGCGACATGGTCTCGATCGAAGCCGCCTGCCGGGCCGGCGTCCGAATCACAGGCCTTTTCTGCTTTACCGGGGGCTTCGGCGCCGGCTTCGGTGTTCTGCCGCCGGTGGCATTTTGCAGTTTTTCGAGGGAAGACCTATACAGCCCATGGAAGGGAAATGGATTTTTAAAATCTGGCATGACCAATACTCCTTTTTTTTAGCTGCGGGCCGGCCGCACGCCCAGCACGACCGGATAGACGCGCAGGTTGTTGAGGCTAAAGTCGGCCCCGTTGATATTGTCCAGACGCACCCGCCAGTAGCGGCCCTTGCCATTGTTGCGCCCGGCTGTGATGCGCACGCTGTGCTGCTTGTGAGCGACAAAGTCAGGCACCACGTCGTAGCGGTGGTCCACGCCCTCATCGTCGGTCAACGTGAGCAAAAGCTCGCCGTTGGTCTCGATGCCCAGGTGGGCGCTGCGGATGCGCTTCTGGTTTTCGATGCCCCAGTCGCTGGTGGGCAGCTCGACAAAGGCGTCGATCTGCTCGTAGGTGCTCGCATCGGAGTAGTCGAAATCGCCGTCGTCGAGGACAAAGATGCCGTTTTCGTTGGCCCCTAAGTCCACCCCGTTGAAGCGGCACATGGAGTTGAAGTTGAAGTTGGCGTACTGGCTGGCCTGTTTTCCCTCCAGATGATAGCAAATACCTAAATAGTCGGTCATTTTGGCCTCCTATCGCACCTTGACCACGAAATCGCCCCAGCACAGGCCGTTGGGGTAGGTCAGGTCAAAGATGGTCAATGTTGCCGTGTAGGTGCCCTTTTCCAGGCCCTGGTGGCCCAGGGTCAGGTCCAGCTGGCCGCCGGCGCCGTTGGTGGTCCAGTCGAACACGCCCGAGGCCAAGTTAGAGTCGATGGTCTTGTCGCCGATGGCCAGCGTCATGCGCGTGGTGCCGGTGATATCCTGGGCCTCGCCGTTGGCACGCAGTTCCAACGAGATGATGTTGTCGCGGTTGCGGTACACGGTTTCGGTGATCATTGAAATTCTCCCCTATTTCATGGTCGCGGGCTCATGCTCTCCGTGATCGTTTGCGTCCGCGAACAGGATGAAGGTCGTGGCCATAAGCGGGCAGCGCGTTGACGGCCCTGGCCTGGGCCAGCGTTATGTTTTGGCCCAGGTGCATATGGACACAATCATGTAGCTCAAGCTGTGCCCTGCTGGTGACCGTGACGGTATGGACCGTGCTGATATGCTCGGTGGTGCCATCATCTTCGACAATCTTGACTCGTAATTGATATGTGCCATCGGCCATAGCATCCGAATATATATCGATGGTCTGCTCTTCACTGGTTTGTAGCCCGGCAACCGGGTTGTCAGTGACGTGATATAGATCGCCGCTGGTGTCGATGGGGACCCAGGCGCCGTTGCCCTGGTCCCACTCAAAGTACATGTCGCCGGATTCTTTCCAGAAGGGGCCGCCGCCATGGGTGACGATCTGGCCCCCCATGACAAAGCTGTGGCCGGCCTCAATAGTGATATCGTCGGACGGCCGGGTCATGGTGACATCTCTGATCTTGACAGACATGCTATGCCACACTCCTTTCGATGGTATAGACCGTGCTGCTGGGCCAGAAGCTGCGCTGGATGGTCAAGCTGGCCATCACGGGCACCCCCTCGACGTCGGGCAGAGCCGCAAATTCGATGTTGTCGGCGCTGTGGATGTGGTGGCTGTGCCCATAGCCAGCATCCATATCCAGGCGATGGCCCTGGGTGATGGTCAGGGCTTCGTCGGCCGTGGTGGCATGGGCGCTGTCGGCCACCGCCAGATAGTGTGAGCCGCCCAGGTCGATGTTGTCGCTGGCCGTCTGCTGGACCGCCGATTGCAACGGCAGATCGCCAACCATATAGATGTCCGGCTTTTCCCCTTCGTGGTAGTGGGCGCTGTCGTCCACGGCCAGGTTATGGGTGCCGGTCAAATCGATGAGGTCGACAAAATGCAGGTGGTCGGCCGGCTGAACGGAAGGTGTCAGCGCCAAGCTCAGGGCGTCGCTGGCCAGGTCGTGGGCCGCTTCGGCCACTAATAGCTCAAAGGCGGAGTAAACATTGAGCTGGGGCGATGCCAGGTCGTGGTAGGCGTCGAGGCCTGTCAGGTATATGCTCAGCGACAGGGCATCGGCAAGATGCAAGTGGTTTGAATCGCCGACCGCAAGCGCATGGCGCTGGGTCACCGCGACCACGGAGGACCAGCTCGGGTGGTCTGCGGCGGCCACCTGTAAGGTATGCGCCTGGGTCAGCGAAATTGGATCGGAAACGTGGAGATGATCGGCTGATAAATCGGATAATTCGTGTTGTTGGGATAGGGCCAGGCTATCGGCATCATGCAAATGAGCGCTTTCTTGAACAGAAAGCGGCAGAATCAGGGCAAGGTTCGGCGGCGCATGGACATGATAACACTCCAGGACCGTAAGAATATGGTGCTGGGTCAAGGTCACGCTGTCGGCTGTATGCAGATGAACCGGCTCGGAGATGGTCAAGCCGATAAAGGTGACAATGGTCAGCTCGTCGGCCGTGTGCAGGTGATCTGCGGCCGCCACGGCCAGGCTGTGATTCTGGGTCAGAGCGATGTTATCGGCCACGTTTAGGTGATCGCTGGCGGCCACGGACAGGTTGTGAACTTGGGTCAGGGCGATGTTGTCGGTCACATGCAGGTGGTCGGCTGCGGCTACCTCCAAAAGCGTGGGCGTGGTCACCACCACATTGTCGGCTGTATGCAGGTGGTCGGCCTCGGCGACCGCAAGGTCATATACGCCGACCGTATAAGTGCGGGTCTCGTATTGTCCCCAGCCGGTTTCGTCTGTGCGGGTGTCCACCGTCACCCAGCTGGTTCCATTGTAATACTGCAGGTGAAAATCCTTGGCCATCCAGGTGCTAAAGCCGGAGGTGTTGCTCTGGAGGGTGTACTCGACGATATCCTTTACCGAGGCGAACTGATATTCGACCCACTGATTGGTTACCTGCCCAAAGGAGGTGTTCCACATGTTATATTGCGAGTCGTCGAACGCCTTGTCGGCTGCATAGGAAGCGTTGCGTTCACTGGAGGCCGATGGCGTGCCACCGCTACACTGATCGGCGCCTGACACGGAAATGCGCAGCTGAATTTCGCTAATTTGACCGTAGCTGGTCGAGCCATTAAAGGCATCTACATAGATACGCCATCGATCCGACGGGCCGTCGGAGGCCAGGGCGATGTTGTCGGCGTCGTGGAGGTGATCGCCGTCGGCCACCTCCAGATCGGTGGGAGGTGCGCCGCCTCCATAAAGCAAAGCTCCATATCGAGTGAGAATAGACACTTAGCCCACCTTTAAAAAATTCCAGGGAAACGACCGACCGGTGCCGTCGGTCTGCTCCAATGTTGCCACAATTTCGGTGTCCACCGGGACCGGCGGCGAATATTTGTTGGGCTCGACCTGGGCGTTGGCGTAGGTGGCCACAAAGGCCAGCCGCGAGGTGCCGCCGCTGGCGTACTTGGTCTTGAGCCGCAGGATCAGCACATCGCCATCGGCCAAATTGGCCGTGTCCACCACCAGCACATAGACCCCGGCGGTGGTTTCGGTATCCAGGGTGTGCTCGGTGTCAATCGTTGCGGTCTGGGAGCCGCTGCCAACCGATGTTACTGCCATAACCCTTTCCCCCTTTAGCTGATGGCGTACAAAATCGCGTCAAACTGCCGATCATCTACATTGGTAAGGCTGCATTGTGCCCTCATCGACATGCGAGTGCCCGAGGACACGGCGATCCAGTAGATCGGCGAAATCACCGGGTTTACCAATTCATTGTTTGAATGAACGGCCATGGGGCTGTCTGAAACGATATCTTCTTCACTCGATGCTGCCCCCACGGCCACATCGTACTTCCAATAAGCGTTAGCACGCACCAACTCACGCCGGCATCCTATACAAAGAAAAAACCCCTTGATGTCACGGTCCAAAGAAGATGTCAGCTGAACGTAGCTGCCCTTGGTGTTGGCAGTGCCGCCCGGATCGATGGCCGTGCCACCCGAGTCAGCCGTGTCAGCGCCATAGGTGTCGATCTTGGTATAGTGCTGCACCCCTGTCATGCTGCCGATACGGTGGCACATCACCGCCGCATAAATACTGGTGGTGCCCGAATAAGCGCTTTGCGCCCGCATCGAAATTCTGGTGCCTGATGGAACCAGGACTGGAAGGATCACCCTATGCACTATCCTGGTTTGAACCGTATTCGCACACGAAAATAGCACATTTTCTATGATGGCCTGCTCGGAGCTGGCAGCGCCGATTGCAACATCATACAGGTGATCATACTGTTGTATGTGGGCGCTAATGAGGATCTCTAAAAACCCATCAAAAGGCGTTGAAGCCACCAGCTCGGTCCAACTGCCCTTGGTGTTGGCGCTTGAGTTGGTTTGCACCTGCGTGTTGTAGGTGGACGCGCCGGTCGGATAGCACTTGACCTGGGCACTATCGATATTAAATGGCCAGTCTGCCATGGCTGCCCCGCTGCGCTGTTAGGTGTCGTAAATAACCCAGCCGATGCACTGCTGCTGGTCGCGGCCGGTCATCTCGATGCCCATGCCCCGGATGGGATTGGCCGTTGAGTCCACGGTCTCCAGCTGGGTCTCCAGGGCCGCCAGGGCCTCGTCCACGGTGTCTTTGAGCCCGGTGTTGTACCGGGTCAGGGCATAGTTTGCCATGATTGTCTCCTATTCATAATTTTCAGCTAAAAAATCCCCATTTTTCCCCATAAATCCCCACAAGATTAAGTCGGATCACGAAGCTCGATATCCCACGCCGGCGTGTTGACCTGGTTGCCCCCGGTCAGGCTCTGGCTGGTGCAGGTGGTGGTGTAGAGCACCGCCTGGGAGCTGGCGCTGGCATGATTGAGCACCAGGCCCACATGGGTGGCATTAGCCGAGCTGGCCACGCCGTTGATGCTCATCGAGCTCTGGGCGTTGACCGTGATCTTTCTGCCCGAGGTGTCGCCGTCGGCCGGGCCGGTAAAGTCCGATGCGCTGATGGTCGCCTCGGCCAGCCGGTAGCCGCTGCTGTCGTAGTTGGTCTGCGCGTTGGTGTAGGCGCTGGCCCCGGTAGGCTCGGCAGTGAGCACCACCAGACGGTTGGCATTGGTCGACAGATAGCTCAGCGCCTGGTCCAGCACATCGTTGTGTACGTTCTTGGCCATGGTTCGGTTCCTCCTTTGGCGGTCAGCGCATGGGCTCGAAGGTCCGCTTTCTGACCTGGTTTAAAAACTCCTCATCTTTATCGTGATAGGTCACCGGCGGCTCGAACAGCCGGTTGCCGTTGGTAAACTTGACGTAGCTCGGGTCACCCCACTGAAAGGCCTTGTGGATGTAGGTCTTTAAGATCGAGGCGATGTGGTTTTCGCTCTGGTGCAGCCCGACGATATCGGCGGCAAAGGCGTCGGTGGCAATCGCCTCGGTCTCTTTCTGGACGCCGTCGTAGTCCCACTGGTCCGACGGGCCGCAGTGCTGCTCCATCTCGGTGCAGCCGCGCTTTAGGATCAAACGGGGAAACAAGCCGACATCGCCTTCCAGGTAATTGTTTCCGAAGCTGCAGCTCAGCGGCACGCCGAGAAACTCGCGCCGGTAGGTCCGATGATCAGCCATCTGATTTTTAACAGCCTCGTAGCACGCCAGCCCTTCGTCCAGGCTGTTGTTGTACCAGTAGCCGCCATAGAGCCGGTCGGTGTTGGAGCGCTCGCCCTCGGTGCCGCACTTGCTCGGCCGGCCCAGCTCCTGCTGCAGTATCCAGGTGGCCATGAGCTCCTCCAAATTGCGCGGCATGATCACCACTTTCCAGCAATTCTGGCAGGGGATGGGCACCTTGTTCATCTTATGGATTACATTGAACATAATCTTGTGCCACAAAATACAGTTTTGACTGCGTCCGCCCTTGACGTAGAGCCAGGGCACGTCCTCCATCATCTTTTTCTTGAAGTCGATGCGCCCGTCGCTGGGCCGGCGAAAATAGCCCGGATGGGTGTGCATGAACTCGCTAAAATCGTGCTTGCAGGCCTCCAGGTACAAAATCCGAGTGTTGTTGGTGCTGTCCATGTGCTGGTCCTCCTTGTCTATGGTTGCAGTAATCCCACATAACGATCGCCCACCACGGCGCCAGCGCCGGCGGCTGCGGTGGGCAGGTCAAACTTCTTTTCGGTCAGGTTGAGCATGGTGCCGTCGGGCAGGCCCAGGCACAGCCCACGGGTCGAGGTCCAGATGGCCCCGGTGCCAAACATCTCCCCTGCGCCGATGCGGCTCAAATCGATGGCCGCTTCGGTGCCCTCGATGGCCGGGTAGTTGGCCACCTGGTTGAGCAGCATGTCGTCGGGCACGGCGCCGGTCAGCGCCCAGGTGCCGTTTTCGTCGGAGATGAACAGGGCGTGGCCGGTGGGCGCGATCATGCGCAGCCGGGTGCCAAAGGGCACGAAGTTGCGTGCCAGGTCGAACTGGTTAGCGCTAAATGGCTCGGAGTACCAGGCCACCGATCCCTGGCCGATCCAGATGCGCCCGCGATGGGTGGCCACCAGGTGGCCGATGGGCGGGTCGCTCAAGGTGCGGTGGGTGGTCGGCCCATAGTAGGCGCCGACCTCCCAGCTGTTGTTGGTGCCGAATTGTATCTGCCCCTTTTCATGGCCGTTGAGCCAGCAGATCACATCGGCCAGCGGTGCGTAGCGCACCGTTGCCCCGGCGGTCACCGTGGCGATGGCCGTGTAGGTGTAGCCGCTGTGCAGCCGGCACAGATCGGTGCCGGTGACGAAAAAGCACGGGCCGGTGTCGGCGGCCGACCACAGGCTGTGGGCCGAGGCCAGCACGGCCGTGGCGCTATAACCCTTGCGGCGCGACACGCGCCCGGAGGCGTCGTGGTCGACGTTATAGGCCACGGCCAGGTCGCTGATGCCGGCCTGGCGGTCAAAGCGCACCCGTGTGGGGTCAACCTTGGTGTTGAGCCCTGTCGAGCCGGAAAAAACGGTGATCGGTGCGGCCATGGCGCCCTCCTCCTCCTACCAGGCCGCTGTGCCGTAGGCCAGATTGTCCCAGTGCAGGTCGTCGACCAGCTCCACCGGGGCACGCTCTTCGGGTCCGACAAAGCGCACCAGCGCTGCGCGGGCCTTGTCGTACTTGGCCGTGTAGCGCTCAGTGTTGACCTGGGGGCCCTCGATGCCGTCTTCGATCTCGGAGAACAGCTCCTTGGCCGCGTAGTTGACCAGCAAGGGTTCGACCAGGTGCGGCGGCAGGCAGGTGGGCTTGTCGTCGCGGCTGCGCAGCGGCTCGGGATAGCGAAAATAGTTGATCTCCAGCACCTCGGCCGTCTGCGGGATGCGCTGGTAGTACAAATTGCGCCCGTGCGGGGCCACGCCGAGCACCCGGCCGCTTTGGTCGCGCTGGACAAAGTGGCGGTCGAGCTGGGCCCGGCCGCCGTAGACGTGTATCCGGCGCTTGTTGGTGATGCTGTGGCAAAAGCGCAGGGCGCGGTGGTAGTTGGCCGGCAGCGGCACCGTCGATGAGCTGGTATCGGTCGAGACCTGCTCCCAGGTCTCCAGCTCTTCGAGGAGCACTTCGCCGGCCAACTCCACCAGGCAGGCGTTGAACAGCTCCAGGATGTCGTCCACACTGTAGCTGTCGTCCTGGACCTTGCGGCGCACCTTGTCCACCAGATCCTGGCCGTCGTGGCGGTACAGGCTCGATTCGGCGGCGATTTTTAGGTTGCTGAGAGTAGCCATGGGTTAGTACCCCGTTGCCTCCCAGTAGCCTGCGGCACTGGAGTCGGTGACGATGGTCACGGCCGAGCCCGCACAGGGCAGGGTCTCGTCGACCGCCGGACAGTTGGTCACCACCGCAGAGCTCTTGTGGGTCAAGGTGATGGACTCGCAGCTGCGCAGGCCCGTGTCGATGTCGCCAGTGGCCACGCTGGCGCAGCTAAATGTGCCGGCATGGCGCCGTTTGTTGCCAAATACGGTCTTGTCGGTGACAGTGGATGAAAAAGCCATGTAAAACCTCCTTTGGGTAACGGCCCGGTGCCGGTAAGAAAGAGAGAAAAACCCGGCTCCGGGCCTATCTGAGTGCGGCCCAGATTCCGTTAATCTATCCTCAAAAAGACCGGCTTGTATTCGCCGGACACGCCGACGGTCCCCCAGCTGATGGCGCAGATCGGCTGGTCGATGTCCAAGGTGGCGTTGATCGCCGCCAGCGCACCAGCGGTCGATGACAGGGTCAGCATCGAGCCTACGGCCGGGGTGCCGGCCACCAGGGCCAGGGCCGGTCCATGGGTCTGCGCCCAATAGTAGTACGCGGCGGTGACCACCCGAGGGGCGATGCCCACAGGCAAAGACTCTTCGGTGGTGGACTCGGTCACGCCCTGCCACGGGCTCTTGGCGATGGTGAACTCGCTGGTCGCGGCCACCAGCGCCACGCGGATCGGGTCCTCTAAGGTCAGGCAGATGGAGGTGCCGCCGGTGGCCACAGCCGTCGAGCTTTGGATCTTGTACTGATGGCCTTCGCCGGTGGCGTCGTTGATCTGCAGATAGCCGCCCTGGAAGTGGTTTTCGGCATAGTCGGCGGCCGCAGAGGTGATGGTCTCCTCGATGACATAGTCGCCGATGGCGTGCGCATTGGCGCAGGCCTCGTTCATCACGTCGGCGGCAATGGCCGGTGCCACGCCCATCTTGCCGGCGGCCAGGGCCGACGCGCCAGCCTTGGCGTAGCGAAAGATCCGCCCGTCGGAGAGGATGCGCATGGTGCCCAGCTCCTCTTTTTGGGTGGCGTTGATGGCGTAGATGCCTTGGGAAAAACCCGCTTTTTTCAATGGTCTGGTCATGGATCATGCTCCAATCTGGAAGCAGTTGACCGACTCCTGCTCCGCTTCCTGGAGGCTCAAGTGGAGCCGGATGTCAGGAAACGGTTAGCTGATGTCGCTGTAGCCTTGATGGCCCTTGCGGTTGTTGCACACCATGTTGCCGTCGAAGAAGATCTTCAGCGTCTTGTCCTGGGGGCTGTCGGGAATGATGGCCCAGCGGGTGCGGACAAAGTTGCCGTTGGCGTGGACGGCAAAACCGATGTGGTTGCTGTTGATCTCGAACAGGTGGCTGGTCGGGCAGTAGTCGTCGGGGAAGATGTCCTTGCCCTCGAAATGCAGCCCGGTAAAGCCCGCCTTGGCCGTCAGATCCGAGTTTACGAACCTCTGTTGGACCTGCAGGATATCGGCGATGGTGTTCCAGTTGGTCTCGGTGGTGGTCACCAAATCCGGCTTGCCGCCCTTGCCGTCGCGGATCTTGGCGTTGGAGGCGCCGGTGCGCAGCTCGTTGAGAGTCAAGTTGGTGGTGGTGGCCTCCATCTTGCCTTCCCAGGGCGTGGTGCCGTCGGCGGCCACCAGCTCCGCCTCCTGGATCGCCCCATAGGCCAGCGTGGTGGTCTCGTTGCAGCAGGCCCGAAAGCCGGTCAGGCGCTTGGAGTTGCCCCCCGGTGTGTCGTAGATCGAGCTGGCCAGCAGCTTGGTCAGCGACTTTTGGGCGCCTCCCACGCGCTGGGCCACCAGCTGGACCTGGGCATAGACATCGGCGTTTTTGAGCGTATCGATGCGGTAGATGGTCGCGTTGCCGTAGGCGTGCTTCCACTCGAAATAGGCCGCATTGATGGACTCGCGGTCATCGGAGTTGACCGTGTCGCCACGGGCGTAAAACTCGGCTTCCTGGCCGTCGTATTCGAGCGGCACGCGGATCTTCTCGCCGCCGGGCGGACGTTCCCACAGGCCCTTTTGCTGCTTGAGCAGATAATTAAGTAAAAATGACGTGTCGAAGTAAATGTCGACGGCTTTGCCGCCGTCGAGCATGAAGTAATCGTTGGTGATCGCTTCAAGCTCTTCAAATGGTAGTGTCATGTGTCCCCCTCTGGGGGACGGTTACGCTATGACTACTACTGGGCTCGACGTGCGGCGCTTCGACGGGCGAGTACAGCATACTGCCCCCCAAACTTCTTGGAGTCGGCAAGCTCTTGGCCTGCGGCTCCCTGCCGATCGATCTGGCCGGAGGGACCGCTGCCCAATACGGCAGCACGGCCCTTGGTGCGGAGGTCGTTGCGCATCTTCTCGGTGGCGTCCTTGACGGCCTTGTCCACGGCCGCCTGGGTCCGCTTCTCGGCGGTCAGGGCCATGTGGGCGCTGATGGCGTTGTGGCCCGGATGGCTGTCCATGAACTGCTGGAGCTCGCCCGCATCCCACATCTCATCGAAATCCGGGTTGTCCTTGGCGTAGCCCTCGAAGGTTTGGCCGATGCTCTCCTCGTAGGAGCGCTGGTCGGTGGCCTTGCTCACCGATTGACTCACCGTGTCGGTGATCTGGGAGGTGAGGCTGTCGACCAGCAGCTGGTGATACTTGGCGGGGTTGGTGGCCTGCAGGTCCAGCAACTCCTCTTCGCTCATGCCTAATACTTTTCCGGCATCGGCATCACCAGTGCCCGGCTGTGCCTGGCCCGTGGACAGCTGTTCAAGACGCGAAAGCACCTCGTCGTGCTTGGCGGTCAGATCTTTCAGCTGGTTTTTCAGGTGTCGATTGGACTTGATCACCTGCTGGAACCGCGAATCTCGATCGAGCCGCCCCCCTGACGTATCGTCGGCGGCATCTGAACTCGCGTCTGGCTGGGTCTTTGCGGCCGCATCGCCGGTCGTATCGCCGGTGGCCGCTGCGTCTTGGCCTTCGGGTTTGGCGCCCCCGTCGGGCGAGGTGGTATCGGACGGTGCAGGGGAAGGTGGGTTGGAGAACTCCGTCGTCGACACCAGGCCGTCTCCAAATTCGAGCGGTGCTGCTGGTGCAGCGGCAGAGGTAGGCGCAGCCCCTGCGTTGTTTAGCGCCTGTTGGTTGTCGTCTGACATGATGCAACTCCTTGTGGTTGTTTGCTGGCTGGTCGCTCCCGGCGGG